CGATTGCAGCTATTGCAGCTATTGCAGCTATTGCCGCTCTTGCAGCTATTGCAGCTCTTGCAGCTATTGCAGCGATTGCAGCTATTGCAGCGATTGCAGCGATTGCAGCGATTGCAGCGATTGCAGCTATTGCAGCTATTGCAGCTATTGCCGCTCTTGCAGCTATTGCAGCTCTTGCAGCTATTGCAGCGATTGCAGCTATTGCAGCGATTGCAGCGATTGCAGCGATTGCAGCTATTGCAGCTATTGCAGCTATTGCAGCTATTGCCGCTCTTGCAGCGATTGCAGCGATTGCAGCTATTGCAGCGAAAAAAATGGTAAAGAAAAAAATTCTGATTCTAAAGTTCTACCATTCGGTATAATTCCTAAAATAGAAAACTTGCATCAAAAAGTTCTTGAAGAAGTCTCTAAAGAAGGTCAAGAATTAAATATGAATAATTGGCATACCTGTTCCACAACTCATTGCAGAGCTGGTTGGATAGTTCACATTGCAGGTCAAGAAGGTTATGACTTAGAAAGAAAAACAGATAGTTCTTTTGCTGCTCAATTAATTTTAAGAGAATCAACAGATATACCAATTGGTTTACATAAATTCTTTTGGGATAAAAAAAGCTCAATGTCTGACATAATTAGATGTGCGGAATTAGAAAAGTCTAATAATAAATTGTAAATCAATAATATGGGTTACCTAATACCACTTACAAAGCAGGACAAGCAAACAGCTGTCCACATCACTGACGGCATATATTTCAAAGGCTATGAGTCTGGAATATGCGAGCTGTTTGTTTCCAACGGAGAGACCAAGAGTCACCCGATCACCATCGATCATAGTTCAGTTGGCGCAGTAGTCAATAAGCTACAAAGCCACTTCAATCGATAGAATGATAAACTCTCCCACAGAACTCGCACGTCCTCCTCCAGCAACCAGTGCTTGCGGTGCCCTGGTCAATACTTTATTATCCACATAATAGTAGTTTTGAGAATATGTTTGTTAAACCGACCAGGGCACTGTTTTTATTTATTCATATATTTACGATACGATTACTCGTAGTATATGACAGCTCGCCTCGCATTCTCTGCCACAAACGTATTCCAACGGAACTATCACAGTAAGAAGAAGATAGTAATCAACCGAGGAGGGACTCGGTCCTCCAAGACTCACTCTATATCACAAATACTTGCTAACTGGCTGGCGACAGGATGGGTACGAGAGCACCAGCACATACCAGTAGGAAAAGCAACCGTTGTAAGAAAGTCTGGATCCTCGCTAAAGGGAACAGCAATGTACACCTTCAAGAAGGCCATCTCCACTATGATGGTAAACGGTCAACCTCTCACCAACTATATCAAAGAGCATAAGACGGATAGAACCTTCACCTATATGGGCAGGTCGATAGTATTCATTGGTGCCGACCAGGAGCAGAAGCTTAGAGGAAACGAATGTGATATCCTATACTGCAATGAGGCAAATGAGCTTTCCTATCTAAAAGAGTTCTTCCAGCTAAACGTCCGTTGTAAGTATGTCAGCTTCATAGATTTCAATCCTTCAGACCCATATACCTGGATCAACGAGGACTTAGAGCAGAAGAGAATGGTTACCAAGGGCGATGTGGAAGTAATACACAGTACCTATATCGATAACCTGGAGCACCTCACCGAGGAGCAGATAAGCGAGATCGAATATCTGGAGGAGAGCGCACCCGATCTATGGGCGGTGTACGGATTAGGCGAGTATGGGCTTGTTGAAGGGCTTATCTTCCCAACAATACACATCATAGACGAAATGCCAACAGAGCTGCGCAGGAGAGGCTATGGGCAGGATTTAGGGTACTCAATAGATCCGACCACTATACTCAACTGTGGTACCATTGGAAACAACCTGTATGTCGATGAGATATTCTACCAGCGTGGATTGCTTAAAGACGATATCCTGGATAAGTACAGGGATCACTATATTTCAAAGACCAGACGTATCAATTCGGATTATGGTAACAGGATGATCGATGAGATAGGTAACGAGGGATACAACATACACCAGGCAATCAAGATGCCGATCATCGAGGGTATAAGCATCCTCAAGCAATACAAGATTCATGTGACGGCAAGGTCGGCAGGCTTGATCAAGGAGCAGAAGCTTTACAAATACAAGGTCAACAAGTCTGGCGATATAGTAACCAATGCCAAGGGACATCCTGTGCCAATAGACAAATGGAACCATGGATGGGATGCCCTGCGATACTATGGCGAGTATCACCTCAAGTCTATTGTTAAAAGGAGGGGAGCACGTGCTGGAAGCGTATAATTATATTTTATATTATATTTACAGAAACTTAGAATTAAAAATCTCAATATGTCGATTATCAAGAACTTAGAAAAGGTCAATTTTAGAACTGAAGCTTGCAAAGATCTAATTGGTGCACTCATAAGGCACGAGAAGGAGTTTGAAGTACGAAACAAAGGTCACTATGCGCGATCAATCATCATTGGACTAACAGATGTATTTCCAGAAGATGCCAAAGCGATCCAAGTAGTATTCGAAGCAGAGCGTAAAGCCAATATGCCAACCATCAACAAGGTAGAGATGGAGGTCGTCAATGTAGGAATAGATGAGAGCGAATACGGAAAGAACGATGATGACTGCGCTGGCTGTGAAGAGAAGAAGGTAATCGATAGCACTGGAAAGGAAAGAACGCTCAACCTATCAGACTGCAAGAACCACGAAGACCTGAAGCTGTACTTTGATAATGACATCGAAAGAGCAAAGGTGGCCTGTAAGGAAATCGGCATCAACCTGGGTAACACTAAGGCAGAGGATAAAATCTATGACAAGATTCTTGCTTACCTAGAAGAAGATGCTGAGGACTAATCTATGAGATTAAAATACAAATTAGATAACGGAAAGGAAGGATCAATTGATATCCCATTATTTGTAAAGGATATCAACTATGACCAGTTCGAGGACTTCAAAGCCAAGGAGCGTCTGTATCGCGATACTCTAAGCAAAGAAGAGACCGATGAGAACATGGAGCAGACGCAGTGGCACATGCGAGAAGCTATTGGACAGATAATAGATGGCGACCTCTCCCCCTTCCCTCACCTACTGCTGGAGGACGATCCCAAGGCAATGCTGCATGAGTATTCCTACCAGTTCTCACCAATGCACGATGAGTTATCCGTCACACGAATATATATCCACCTGGCAAACCTAATGGACTCCTACAGGTCCGCAATCAATCCATACAACTATCAGATAGAATGGTACGACATAGATGCGGAGGGTAATCGATATCCCTGTACATACTATTTAAACCCCGATAGAGGGGCACAGCTGCTACTTGGAGACACTGCCTCGCATAGTAATGCCATTACAGGCAAAAAGTACACCAGTGGCGAAGTATTGGAGATATTAGAGTTCCAGCGCACCTTTAGTAAGAAGATAGAACAGACTGGTGATCATAACGGTAATACTTCATTCAACTTGGGATTGAGTGAGATGGCTATCCTACTGCGAAAGGAGGACTATAAGCTGCCGAGGACCAGGGCAGAGTTCAGAGCCCACGTGGAGCATTACAAGAAGATATTTGCCAAGCTTCCTCTGGACATCGTGTTTGATGTTCGGTTTTTTTTTCTAGCTATCTTAAAGAAATACGGAGCATTCCTGAATACGAACTATTCTTTGAGGGCAAAGAACCTCTTATCACAGGTACGCATGAGCAGCAAAAAAACAAAAGAAAATCGTTAAAGGATGCCAAAGCACAGGCACAGTACACGTTTAATCTAATAGGATGGAGGATCTACTACAATGTCGCAATGGCGCATGGGTGGTTTACGAAGCCAGGAGAGAGTCCAATTGACTCTGTTTACTATTCGGACTTTGAAGAGCTGGTGAGTCTTTGTTCTTTGCTCAATGGTGCAAAGTAAAAAAGCCCAGCTTTGCAGCTAGGCTTTTATCAAAGAGACTCACGAAAAGTAAGAACTAAATTAGTAGCGGAAACAGGACTCGAACCTGCGACCTTCGGGTTATGAGCCCGACGAGCTACCAGCTGCTCCATTCCGCAATATGTACAAATGTAAAAAAAGGCTCTGATATATTCAAAGCCTTCTAACATTCAAATTAAAGTTCTCCCATGAACTATTTAAACAAATGTAATAAATAATAGATAATTATGGCAGCTATCATCACCAAAAATCAGCGTCAAGAGAACCTTGACAAGATAACCGTCCTCGAAAGAAGGATGAGCGCACTGGATCCCTGTTGCTTGGGATACCGAAGGCTCCAACGTGAATATGACGACCTTATGCAGATAGAGCTTTTCTATCAGAGCCATGATCCAACGGAGCCGATCAATACAGCAGCAACTACTTGTGACCCTTTTAGAACTTGCCTTGTAACATGAAAGAGAGAGAATTCAAACAGCTAGTCAACTCAATAACACCTGATATCAGCAAAGCAAAGCTGCAGGCATTGATCGCTTCCCTCCCCAATAGTGTGCGAATAGTAAAGCACGTCTACAGAGGTAACCAGATGTTAAAGATGGGATTCGAGACGGATGAGAAGGGCAGAGCCATACGCAAGGGCGGTGTATATCACTATGATGAGTTTACAGACGTCAATACCAGAAAGGAAGTGATGCGAGCCTGGAAGCGTAACAGAGACGTTGCAGTGAAGAAGTACCTGACCCTCTGGTTAAAGAACCATTTGGAAATGATGCCCAAGGCACATCTATTCGATGATCGATATAAATTCAAAAAGCTAAGTGTTACCAGGATAAAATAAACCAGTTTGATAACCGATGATGATTTCAGAAAGCTGCTTACCAGCGAGATACTTAGTTTCATTGACAATTGTGTCAAGAAGGTAATTGGTAGGTACGATGAAGACATCAAGCAGGACGCACTGGTTAAGATTTGGAGCAATAGAAAGAACTTTGATGGTCGTTACTTCCGAGCCTGGGTATATAGGATCACTTACAACGTCACCATCGATGTAGTTCGTAAGAGGAAGGTACGCAGGACCGAGGACGTGGAAGCGTATTACACCATCGGGGAGGACTCCAAGGAGCAGGAAGCATACGAGGCAATAAACGAACTGGAGTACTATCAGTCCAACCTCAAAAAGGAGGACTATAAAATAGTGGAGCTGAGTATTATAGGTTACTCACTAAAGGAGGTCAGCAAGATCATGAATATCAGCGAGAGCCTTTGTAAGTATAAGAAGTACAGTGCGATTGATAAAATCAAAAAATTAAAGCAAAGTAATGGCTAAGAAATTTCCACCAATCACTAACAAGCAGATAGAGTACTGTATACTGCAGGCAGTTAAGAACTTTCCCAATAACAAGAACTTCTCTGTTAATACATTTGCCTTTGTCGACTCTGGCAAGGCTATGCAGTCCGAGAACTTGGGCCATACCTGGAACAGTTACAAGAACGGGGAGTTCTGGTCACGTGCTTGGGTAATGGGAGGAGCCAAGCGAGACGAAATCAAGAAGCAGTATCCAATACTAGCAATCGAACAGAAAGGTTCATATAGACCTGAGCTATGTGGCCCCACCAAGTGCTTTGCCTATGACCTGGCACTCATGGATATAATAGAGTGCAGCAATTGCCAGAAGTGGAAAAAGGATCGCACCGTTCGACAGATAGACTGCGACCTGGACGATGTACTCGATGCGCTATTAGAGGAGATCCTTTCCTGCAAGCAATACAAAATATTTATCAAGGACGAGGAGAATCCAGGGGAGTACATAGAGGTGATCATGATGTTGAGCGAGGGAGAGTATCTGCAGTATGTACAGGACAATCCAGGCAAGCCAATCCAGGAAGGGGACTCTCTGGAGATGATGGTGAAGAATACTAAGATAGAGATTTCCAGTTGGGGGAGAGGATATGAACACATACGAGGGAAGTCTCTGCGTCTAGAGTTCTGTGGATGCGTGGTGAAAAAAGAGAAGTTCAACTATGGAAATCACGAGCCTAATAAGTACATTGGAACTGATATTTGTTCAACCTGTTAAATACACGATTATGATAATGAAGATTGCACATGGATTAATGTTACTCGGAACGCTTGGACTCGCCTTTTTTGGTGTCAAGTATTTATTCACTATTGGCCACATGCCAGTCGCTATCTGTATAATTCTGATAGTACTATCCTTGGTTCTTTCTGGTATCAACTCTGTAATGAGTAAGGAACCAACGGAGCCATTGTATAACACTAGGAGTGGACCAATGCCTGCAGCACGTCCACAAGGTGGAAGGAAGCAAAAAAGAAGCAGAGCGAGATAATGGATTTTGTCGAAATACTAAAGAAAAACCTGCGTACAGCACTAGAAGCTAGAATCAAAGTGGGTAAGGGCATCCTTAGATCCCAGGGGCATTACAGTAGTGGTGCCCTTGAGGATAGCCTGGAGGCAGTGATACAAACAGTCGGCAATAAGATCATTGGAACTATACAGGGGCTTGACTATGGCCAGGCATTAGATACTGGAGTTCCTGCAAGAAATGTAAGATACAATCCAGAGGTGCTTCGTGATTGGGCAGAGCGTTTATTTCCAAGTAAGACCTTTCGAGAAATCACCAGTTTCATATACGCAACCAGGAGAAAGCATGGACAGGATGGTATCCCCACAAAGAGCTGGCTGGCAAGAGGGAAGCGTCTCGGATGGATCAAAGAGATGGTTACAACATCAGAAGCGAAGTTCCAGGAACTGTTAGATATAAGGACTGTATTGGAAAATGCAATCCTCCAATCCGTTAGAGAGTTTGAAAGAGGCGGTGTCCTCAACTCTTCGAGTGCTGCATAAAACTGAATAATGAAGGTATTTTTTGAGATTGAAATAGATGGTGCGGACCTTGCCGTTAATAATCTGCAGGAATTGCGGACGGTGATCAAGCGTCTAAACAAAGACTTCGAGAATGCAGAGAAGGGTACTCCAGAATTCACACGACTACAGAACAGCCTCGCTGAGGTAAAGCAAATCCAGTCAGGTGTCCGAGCAGAGACACGAAGGCTATCAAAGGAATTTGAGCGCACAAAGTTTCCAACAGGCTCCCTTCGAGAGCTGGAGCTGCGATATCAGAAGATCAGAAACGAAATAAAGAACTTATCCGCAGAGCAGAGGAACAGTAAGTTTGGGAGAGACCTAGTAAGGCAAGCCAAGACAGCAAGAAATGAGCTTAATACCATCAACCAATCGATGGGAGATTTCCGTACAAATGTTGGTAACTACCAAAGCGCATGGAAGGGAGTTGGTAATCTACTTGCTGGAGGTCTGATCATTGGAGCATTGACTAAGGTAGGAGGAGCACTCAAGGATTTAGGAGTGGAGATGTTCAACCAGGCAGTACAGGCAGACACGCTATCTAGAAAGTCACTCATAGTATTAGGAGAATCATACGATCAAGTTGCAGAAGCTGCTGCCGAGAATGCAACGGCACTTGGTATTACCAATCAGCAATATATCAACCAGGCTGCAAACATAGCAGATGTTCTTATACCAATGGGCTTCCAAAGGCAGGCAGCAGCAGAGCTTTCTACTGACCTTGTGGATCTATCTGGCGCACTTGCGGAGTGGTCGGGTGGTACCAAGTCTGCCGAGGATGCACAGAATGCCTTAAAAGCTGCCCTCACAGGAGAAAGGGAGCAGTTGAAGCAGTATGGTATTGTCCTCAAAGAAGCCGATATAAGTGCACGTTTATTAGAAAAGGGACTATCAGGCTTAACAGGACAGGCTCTTGAACAGGCGAAGGCACAGGCTACTCTGGAGCTAATAACAGAGAGGAGTGCAGATGCGCAGACATCTTTCAATGAAAACTCTGATTCACTTATACGAACACAGGCAAGGCTTACAGCTTCATTCAATACCATCAAGGAGAGTATAGCAACAGCTTTGATTCCAGTATTCGGAGAGGCATTGAAGGTCGCAGAGCCATTTGCACAGTTTATATCTGATCAGTTACCAAGTGCGCTCAACTTCCTCAAGGATACCTTCGCTCCAGTAGGAGATGCAATATTCAATCTAATCGATGTTGTAAGGGGAGCAAATGAAGAGAGCAGCCTATACAGCGACACACTCGGAGCATTTGCCAGGGGAAGTCTCACGTTATTGGCTAATGTATTGTCCAGCGTGATCAATGGCGTGGCCCAATTTATAAGCTTCGTCAACGGAGCCACAGATGAGACTGGTAAATTCAGCGATGAGGCTGGCTTCCTACAGAAGGCACTGGCGTCAGTATTTATAGGGATAAGCAACCTTCCTGCAGTATTCAATGGACTGGTTGAGGTGATAAAGAATAGTGGTACCATCGTCAGCAACTTTGCCAGGGGAGCATTACTCGAAACGCAGATACTTGTCAACAGTATAAAGGGATTAGTATCTCAAGAAGCCAAGGACCGAGCCGAAACCTTACGAGGACAGCTCCGAGATCTAAGGAGCAGTGGTCTATCTGCAGGGGCAGCATTTGCAAAGGGATTTGCTGAAGCTAAGGTCCAGGCAGAGAATACAGTTGCCGATGTACCTACTGCAACAGCAACCAGAACTAAGAAGACATACAACGATCTCGGTAAAGAGGCAGGCGAGTCATTCTCGGAGGGAGTAGAAACCACCACCAAGGAGAGCACCTCTGCATTCGATGTACTTAAAGAAGAAGCCAAAGGTCTCAAGGATGAGATCAAGGAGCTGGCAGCAACAGGCGGTGAGTATGGCGATGAACTGACCAGGCTAAACGAAATCACCGAGAAGCTCAACTCAATCAATGCTATATTCAAGAAGGATGCTAAGGATACCGAGGAGCAACTCAAACGAACGGTGGACCAGGTGCAGCGTCTTGACAGCTTGCCGATCACAGTAGATGCCAATGCACAGGCTTCGCCAGAGATACGAACCAACAGAAGGTCACAGAATGCCTTAGATACCTTTAATCAGAATGTAGCTGCGGATCCAGACAACAGGGCACAGCTAGAGCAAGATCTACAAAGCGAGCTGACGAGAATAGCGACAGAGGGACAGATTGAACGTCTGGAGCTGGACCTTCAAAGCTCTGGTCTTAGTATCGATGGGAGGATAGAGAAGGAATTGGAGCTCGCTAACCTAAGAAAGGATCTATCTGATCAGGAAGTTGCCAATGAACAGGTAAAGGCAGACAGGATTGCAGAGATAGACAAGAAGCGTATTACTCAGTTCCAGGAAGGATTAGAGCTGGCGAGTAGCTTTGCCGATAGCCTTGGACAGATACAGGAGGCAATATCGCAGAGAAGGATCAACCAGGTCAATGAGCAGTACGATGCAGAGCTCGCAGCAGCAGAAGGAAACGAGGAGGAGATTGCCAGGATTACTGAGGAGCGTGACGCCAGGATAGAGGAAATTGAAAGAGAAGCTTTCGAGAGAAACAAACGTCTGGCCATTGCGCAGGCATTGATCAACGGGGCACTTGCTGTGACTAACATTATCGCGACAGTTCCAAAGTTTGACTTCGGTATAGCCACTGCCATACAAGTAGCAGCAGCGGTCGCCTCCACAGCAGCACAGATAGCCACTATTGGTGCGACTAGCTTCAGTGAGCGTGGTAACCTTATTCCAGTAGATTCTATCACAGCAGAGAGGGGAGCCAGCGTCAAGGCAGGCACCTTCCTACAGGGTAAGAACCACAACCAGGGCAGGCGAGGGAATACAGGGATACGATTTATGTTTGGTGGTCGCTTAGTAGAGGCACAGAACGGAGAGTTTATGGACTTCGATGAATTCGGCAATCTTGGAATAGTAAACGCAACCAGCAGCCGAGTGCATAGAGCAAAGCTGCAGGGAGTAGCTGGCACATCGTTTCCTGGAAAGGGAAAGTTTATGAGCGATGTGAATAGTTGGGGTGGGCATGGTAAGGTCTTTGCTATGCAAGGGGCACTGGTACCCAACTTGTCAGGAATAAGCCAACCAGGAGGGGGAGGTGGTACACAGAATATAACCATCAGACAGGAGTTTAGCGAGGAGCAATTCGTACAACTGGAGTCTACTATTGAGAGAGCAGTAGAGCGTGGTGCAATGGTAGGTACTGAGCGTGGCAATATAACTTCCAATAGAGAGATCGAACGGGATAATCAAGTTAACAATGTAATCAACGGGATATGACTTATACAGAAATAATGGATACAATTAAAAAAGCTATGGCAGACAAAGATGTTGATAAAATCGTGGGACTGATCAACCATACCAACAGGAGTACCATTGATCGCCACAGGCTTGCGGAGTCCAATAGAAACAGGAGATACATTGACCTCCAGAAGAAGTTCAAGTTCCTGGACGGCAAAGACTTTGAAGAGATGGATAAGATATTCAACTCGGGTTTATCTAAGGATGAAATTGAGAGAGAACTTGGCAAGATTAAAAAGTAATGATAGCACAGACAGAACAATTACAAACGATACCATATCCAGTCAACGGATGTATACAGATGAAGTTCCAAGCGGATGATTTTCTAATATATCCAGGGGATGCTGCTTCGGTATGCTTTCTATTTGAAAACAACCAGCCGAATCCTCCAGGGCTTATATTCGAGATGCTAGAGATACAGTATTCGACCGATGTCGCTACGACAAACAATACTGTAGACTTATCCTCCAATAGTAGCTTAGTAAATGCGGTGGAGTTTCTTAATATGTTAGAGTCTAATTTCCTATGGAAGGATTACGATATCGAGCTGATGCCTGCAGGTAATGGCTGGATGGTATGCCTTACAAACTGTGAGGTGGGTATCATTAACAACTGGTTCTTTGATTTTACAGAGTTTGAAAACCCACCAACGCTTTCTGGTACCACAGGAAACGACCTCAATAGCATATCAGGATATAATGTCTGGTACCAGCTTTATTGTATCGATGAAGATGGAAAGAAAGTGCCTGTTTGTAATACTCCAGATTGCATTGCTCCCTTCGTTAAGGATGGTGAAGTACTACCAATATGTGTCGACTTCTCGGAGGATATAAAGAGCTTGATGGGTATAGAGTGCCCGTTCTTGGGATGCGGACCAATACTACAGGATGCCTTCAAGAAGGAGTTTTGTGTGAAGTACGGAAACTTCCAGGATGATATAAATACCGAATGCGGACGACAGGCTGGCCCTGTATTTGAAACCTCGAACTTTACCGTTCAGAATTCAGTAATACGCATCGATGACACAAAGGATCTATCAGCCTATGGATTTGAGCCAGGAGTACCATTGGAGTTCCTAACAATTGCACCAGATACAATTCTATACTGCAAGAACACATGCCAGTTCTTAACAATATGCTTAGATGTACAGGCATTCTATCAGTTCCCATTTGGAGCTGAGGTCACATACTTTGCTAATACAAACTACTATGGACCAGATGGAAATGTAATATCTTTTTGTACACACTCCTTCCAGGGGGACGGAGTGTATACCCTGCCAGTCAACCAGCAGATAGATTGTCCAGCCGATGCCTGTGAGATATGCTATCAGATAGTCGCAAGGGTGGACTTTGGGCCATTCCTCGGTGGAGCTTTTGAATTAGAAGTAACAGAGGAGTTCTGCATTAAGATAGCACCGAACTGCTGCTGTGATTCGGAGATATTATTCCTGGACGACCTTGGTTCATTCCCATCGATACCTTTCTGCATAAAGACAGAGGACATCGATGTACAGCAGACGGAGATTTGTGTTGACATCCCTTGCGGATCTATTGGGGAGCGATTAACAAAGGGTGGGAAGTCCCTTACTAATACAAAAGCGATCGAGAGGATATCATTGGAATCGGATTGGTTTCCAAGAAGGAAAGAAGAGAAGATATTTTTAAAGTCCTTCAAGAAGAGTGAGGTCAAGTTGATCAAGCACTGCGATGTGGACGGCAATGTAGTCCTTAAGAAGTTCTTAGTTGAGCCAGGAGGATGCCGAGTATATCAAAAGTCTGGAAAGATCAAAGTGGAAGTGAACGGATACTTACATCATGAATTACCTGCGCAGTCAATTATATGAGTTTTTGCATCAAAATATATGCGAGGCAATGTCCTCCTTGTTTACCATCTACTGCATACGATGCTGAAGGCAGAGTATGCCTGGACACCTTTCCAACAGAGCGATACAGTAAGTCTAAAACTGTAACCGAGCTGAGTGAATTCGGAAAGCTAAAGTCCTCAACGGTAAGGCAGTTCTCTTTGCCAGCGACAGCCAGAAACAAAGCGATACTAAAAAGCTATGGAAGCGTGACGGCACTAAACTTCGATAACTTCACCCTGGTACCAGTAACAGTATTTGAGGGATCAAGTGTGGCGCAGGAGATCTATCTATCTATCAATAAAAAGCAGAACACCTTTGATCGATGGACTGTAAGCCTTACCAGTGGCGGTGAGGAGTGGATCGATGGGATTGGTAACTGCTATCTGTGTGATATACCGAACCTTGGTTTATTCGAACTTACCAAGGAGAATATTAGAGATACTTGGCTGGCTGATAGTGATAACTCTAATCCTGTGAGTGGAGCCCTATATCAAGATGGGGATGATGGGATAGTATGGCCATTGATACACTATGGAGGATGGACAGTCCCCGCAGTATATGATGAGGATACAGGCGAGATTATCAGTCCAACTTATACAACGGCACCCGACTTTAGACCATGGATCTACTTACTCAAGATTTTACAGGAAGGATTCTGCAAGCTGGGATATAAGCTAAAGGCACCAATATTTGAGACTGAATGGGGGAGGAGATTGATAATCTATGCTCTTGATGATGTTACATCATTACAGAATGAAAAGGAAATATTAAATGTAGGGTTTACGCCGCCAACCGCGGTAACCGTTACAGATCAAAATTTTATTGCCTTTAATAATAACTTTCAAACTGTATTTGCTTGGCTTATACCCTTTGCAAATGAAAGCGCACCATTTTTTGATGCCGCCGCATCGATTGGGGAAGGCTATTATAATACAACCAATAATTGTGTTGAGAATATTGCTGGAATATATTGCTTTGAAGTTTGTATGGATATAGTCAGTACTAATCCAGGAGGCGAGGACATTGTTATTTGGTTAACGGTTGACGATCCATCCGTAGGAGGCACGGAGGCAATACCAAGCACCTTTATTAAAATCAATGAGGGCTTAAATGAAAACGTTTGTTTTACATTTGAAAACGTTAAGATAAACATGGGCGATATCGTAAAATTATCGGTACAATTCCCGTCTCTTGAAACAACGTTTAACTTTCCTGTTGTAAATGGCGGTAGCCTAAGTGTTGTACAAAAATCAATTACTTATCAGGAGGGCATAATACTTGATATTGCAAGTTTATTAGATTGCACCTGTACCCTTGAGGATATACTAGCTGGAGCTTTGCACCTAATTGGAAAAGGGAAGATACAAACGGATCACCTTAGTAGAACAGTATGCATCTATCCTCCAGAAACTATAAAGACTCCAAGGAGCCGAGGTGGAAGCGAGATTACAGAAGGCTACTTCCTACCAAAGACGCAGGCTATTGATATGCGCGATAAGATTATAAAGAATAGTGAATGCGTAACTATATCCAAGGAGGGAAGGAATAGATTCCTGCGCTTATGCTTTAATGATAATGACGACTACTTAGAGTCACAAGGTTTCGGTGATGGGAATAAACCATACAGCTCAACCAATGACCTGGGGGATGATAATGGATTCGTAAACGATACGGATGATGATTGCAATCCTACCTTTGATGCAACGGGGACGATCATTGCTGATGATATAAACCTCACCAATGACGAATCAAACAGCATCGAGATACCAGCTCTATGGGATAACACTGACAATGAGATATCCTGGGACTTAGGAAAGAGAATATTGGTATATCAGGGATACACCTCTCAGCGAGGGCTTCCAGATCCGCAAGATGATAATGTAGGATTTAACTTCTGGTCCTGCGAGAGTACTCCTGGAGGACTTATATCAACACAGACAGAGGCTCCGATCGCATACCATGAAAGTGAGTATGAGTACTGGTTCGGCAATACAAATGATCTATCAGTTACATACGCAGATAACGATTCCTTTTCACAGCTAAACTTTTATGAACGGGAGCTCTTGAACTTACTAAGAGGATTGATGAGCGAGTATCTATTCCTTTTAAATAACTGTGATTACAGAGACATTGATTTCAGAAAGGCATTCTATTTTGAATATGCAGGAAAGCCGTTGTATTTCTGGCCATCCCAGATAAAGGACTTTAGATCTTGTGAAAATATACCCACTCCAGTTATTGGATATCCTGAGAATAAACAGCTGGTTATCTGTCCAAAGATCAATCTACCACCTTACTGCAGTAGATCAGCATTTGCAGTTGAAGGAGATGCTTGCGAATACTTAACATTTAGTAATGGAGCATTTGTAAGCCAAATATTTACTTCAAATGGAGTTATACAGGGTAGCCAAGTTGATTTAATATTTCCAGACTTATGCGTAAGGTTGAATAATATGTTAGGAGGATTATGGACAAATCAATCGGAAGGATTCTTTAATTATCTGCATTATCAAGGTCCAGTAGTAGTTCAGCAAATAGTACTTGCAATACCACTTATAAACGGCGAAGTATTTGAAATTATAATACCAATGGAGCAAGCAGAGTGCCCGTAAATAAAAAGATATGTATCTATTTGAAAGAATACCCAAGGCAAAATACAACGAGGTTCTATTTGCAGTCAAGAACAGGAACTACACCTGGCTTAAGAATATCTGTGAGAAGCACGATGTTATTCCAGAGAGCTGCGGTGGCTGTGGCTCCAATAGAGTGGACTTCTGGAACTGGTTTGATTGGGCAGTAAGTGAAAAGATATTCAATGAGAGGTGAAATTAACCTGATTACAAGAAAGCATAAATGGATCGTTCGAGTGTTCAATTTGAATACTGGACTGGAAGTAGACTGCGTCAGTAAGATTCCTGCCAAGGCTCTCGAGTACTGGATGAACATGCCTTTCGAGTCAATAGTCACACCGTTTGTAAAGCTTCGAATCGGGCAGGGGGATTCAATAGAACAGATATCAGACAACTATGATTTAGAGTTCCACAAGGTCCGCAGGATCCGCAAAAACCTCCTTTCTGGAAAAAAGTAATATGTCAATTCTAACATATCATATCAATTCCAATTAGAATATTTTATTACGAGTCCGTTATTATTGTCGTAGATAAATGACAAAGTAGTTTATGCTTAAGAAAGTTGGAACGTTCAAAATCACTGATGAATCACTAGATAGACACTCTGAAAGAGTACTTGTTAGTGGGATTGACTTAGAGAACTTCAAAGCAAATCCGATACTACTCTACAATCATCACCGAGCAAGAAGCTGGGATGATGGGGAAAGTAAAAAGATACTTCCAATAGGACGATGGGACAATATAGTCAAGACAGGAGAGGCAGTTTACGCAGATGCTTATATCGATACTGAGGATGAACTCGGTGCAGAAGTAGCAAGAAAGGTGGAACTGGGAATACTCCAAGCAGCGTCAATAGGATTTAGAGCCTATGCCTGGTCAGATGAAGATGCAGACAAAGTTGTCGGTCAAAAAGGTTACACCATAACCAGTTCAGAGATTAGAGAGGTTTCGATTGTAGATATACCAAGCAATCCAAACGCTTTAATTAGTGCAAAAATGGCAATCAAGTCCTTGGATGAGGACACGACTAAAGAAAAGAACAATTTTGATCTCTACAGGAGAGGTTCTCTAGTCACAAAACAAGCACCAAAGCCTAAAGAAGAAGAGGCTATCAATAAAAATTCAAAATCAAAAATCACTGATATGTTTAAGGATTCAGTTATCAAATTTCTAAACGAAAACTTCGGAACAAGCTTCAAAACTACTGACTCAGACGAGGATTTAGCAAAAGGAGTAAATGACCTGCCAACAGTTGAGTCTATTACCAACAAAGCAATTGAAGAGAAGGAAGCACAGATGAAGAAGGATATCACCGAGTCTATCAATGGCGACCAGGAGAAGAAGATCAACGACTTGCAGAAGTCATTCGAGGATAAGCTGACAGCAATGCAGAAGTCACTTGATACTTTGAAAGGTTCTCAAGAAACAGACGAAGAGAAAGCAGCAAGAATAGAAAAGGAGAAGACAGCAGAGGCAGCAAAAGAAACTGCTATTGAAAAGCAAATCAAGGACTTACAGAAGCAATTGGCAGAGCACAAGGGCGATTCTACTGAGCCAGACACCAATGGTAAAACTGCAGGTGGAGATTCAATCAAAGGAGTGATCAATGGTATCGCTGACATGGAGGTTGAGTTTGCTTTTGAAACATACGAGGAGGACGGCAAGTAAGATCCTTTACACTAGACAAGAAACATTATTTTTTAAATACATCTAAGAACTTCTAATATACACCAATATGAGTTTATTGAAACTTAAGCCGAATTTTAATCGAATCAATCGATCTTTGGCATTTCCAGCAAAACAGCTTAACTATATCTTAGAGGAAAGCGTAGTTGATAAATTTTCATTTTATCAAGCATTCTTCATGGTCTACTCTTTCATGAAGTTGACCGAAGATCTAAAGCATAAAATCTTTAGTGTAAGTTCAAATCCATTTGTATGGCAGGCGCACGATTCTTGCAACTGGTCTCCAATGGGTAACGCTCAAATTGGTGAGCAAGAGATATCACCTTGTAAGGCTAAGGTCAACGATGAGTGGTGTTATGACGAACTATTCAAATCATGCTTCTCACACTTCCTTAAGTGGGGAACTGGTAATACGGTTTCACTTGGACCAGAAGGTAGACGCTTAGTCAACATCATGGTTCGACAGATGATCCAGAACATGGTTGTCGGTGCAAGACTTACTTTGACAGTAGGTAAGCTGTATGACTATGATAAATTGAAGGGATACTTCAAGACTGGTGTAACTGGTGATATGAAAGCAGCATTTGCAAAGACAATGGGTACTTGTCGCGGATGGGTGGAACTTGCGAAGGAGCAAGCACTTAAGCCAGGATATGAGCACTTGAATTGCAAGGAGATTCTTACTAAGGATATGTTCAATGGTAAGAAGTTCATGGGCAAAGTTGTTGAAGATGTATTCGATAAATTGAGAGGCAAGTGTCTTCCAGAGCTTCAGTGCTTACTTGACGAAGGTGGTGTGCCAGACGTGCAAGGATTGACAATGTCGCCTTTGTTATTAGTATCACAAAGTATCTATTCTGCAGTTGCAGAGGAATATAGAAAGATGTGTGTTTCTGTTACTTGTATCAATCCTCGTATTGAGAGAAAGGCAGTGAGCTGGAACGGACGTCAATACAATGTATACTATATCGATGGTGTACCTGTAATTCCAATTTCAGACATTAACTGCTATGATTCATACTTGACTGGATCTACTCACTTAGCTGTTCTTACAGTAAGCGGTAACATCAACATGGGAGCATCGTTTGCGAATCTTCCAACGATTGATCGTCCAGGTATGGGTGTGAGAATCCAGCAGCACACAGACAATGATAAGTATGGTAAGTATTCATTCTTATCACACGCATTGTTTAGTACTGCAATCGCGAATCACAAGCTTTTCGCTGGTACGCAGATATTCTGTGCACCGAAGAAGGCAGCATAAATATTAAGGATTACTAAATAAAATCACAATGAAAGTTACAAAGATCAACAAGGACTACAAGATGGTGAAATATACATCTCCTGCGAAGGGTGGCAAATGTATTGCTGTGGTCCCAACGGATAACAAAGGTATTGCTGGTGCGATCTTCAATGAGGTCATTGGTAATGGCAAATCCGAAAAAGAAATTGTAGACGCTGCGAAAGAAGCTGCGAAAGCATAAATTAAATTACTCACTGCAAATCTGTAAAATATGCCTTGTGTTGAAGAGAATGTATTATTGGACTTAAAGACATCTAAGAATTGTAATCTTAGAGGTGGAGTTCAGTGTGCTTTTTATAATAAGTACGATAATATCGACTGGGATGCCATGAAGGACGATCCTGCTTTATTTGATCAAGCAAATCAATGCATCTTAGGCTATGCGCTTAATGCTGATGCACAACCTTTCGCATGCTTAGAGTTCGAACGTAAGACTTCGACCTACTCAGCAACATATACAAAGGATGCTGGTGTTTATGAGTCTATCTTTACACTTAACTTCAAGGGTAAGGGTAAGGAGCTGAGAAATGCTCTGTGCGACGCTATCCAGTGCTGCAGATTGATCATTCATATCTTTGACAACAACTGCGAGGAGAGAGTATTTGGTGTAGAGTGGACTAAGACGGACTTCGTAGAAGATATCGAACCATTCGAAATCATAAGACACTTGGATCAGGGTGGACTCTTAGGGTCTACAGAGCCAGGGGATGAGATAGACTTCGGTGGAGAGAGCCTTTGCCCACCATTGTACGGACAAGTTGGTTCAAAGGATACATTCACAGCACTTTACACATAATAGACTATCATGGCATTTGAATTTACGGATACAGCAAACAAGCAACCAGTCCTTATCGCAATAGGTAACAAAGCAGATGGTTATAAGAAGTTTGTCTTTGGTGGTACCAAGGCAGTGACAAAAACTCCTCAAGGGAAACCTCCGAGAGAGTATAAGCTGGCTGGACAAACAGAGATGAAGGATCTACATGAAAGAACTGAAGGTAAAACCAAGTTAGTTCAAAAGAAAGAGACTGCATCTGGTGGAAGCAATAAGCCTGCAAATACATAAAATATCATACCTTAGATATAAATTTAATGAATGTTTCAAGTAAAGACACCCGTTCTAAGACCAGTCGCGGATCCAGAGGATATCGGGGGTTTTTTCAATACGGATAAACGCATCCTAGTTCCTCACTATGGGAACGAAAAATATTCATCACAAAATTTTCTAACAGTATTATTCGACCTGACTAGCTTATCAAGTAGCTTCAATACTGTGCGTGATAAGATCCAGGAGTTTGCCTTTTCATCAAGCGTATCTATCCAGAGACAAACAGAGCCTTGCTTGATTGTAGAGGGACAGGATACTTCAGTCAATGCGGAGCAATCATCTGCTTTCGTAAACTTCATGAAGGATAGAAACTTCAAGCTTCCAATGATCAAGGATCTATGCAAGCAGATGGACTTTAGTTATAAGTGGTCTGGTAACATCTTCTTGAAGATAAAGCGAGTGACCGTTGGATCCACTATTCTCTACTTCTACAAGGTGCTTTCGCCTTTAGAGTCATTCTATATTTATACTAAGCCAGGTAAGCAGAGATTCCTCTTAAATACTCCAGAGCTTGATGAGGAAACTATTAAGAAGAAGGGCAGAGTTTATCCTGTATCGTATATGAACAAAGACCTTGTATTCAATAAAGGGAAGCAAGGAGTGGAAGAGACCGTCCTGCATATCGCCAACCATAAGAATGGATCAGTGTGGTATGGCCAACCGAATATCTCCAGTATAATGGAGGAGCTCTTCATCGAGTATAAAGAGACCGAGAAGTGCTGCAAGAATGCCTGCACCGATATTATAGCGAAGGGTGCCTGGTTGTTTCCTGGTCTTCCTTATGATGAAGATAAAGGTGGCAATAATAACAAAGACGACAACTTCCGAGTCTATATGCGAGAGCTAAAGACTATGACTACCAATGAAGGGGATATCTCCGAGGTGAGTAGTATGGTCGGGCTGGAATATCCACAGGGGACCGATAGACCTGAGTGGGTGCCTATGGACTACAAGATCAATGTAGAATCGACAAAGTTCTCTCTAGAATCAGCCAGAAACGAAATCTATGCCAACCAAGGCTGGTTTCCTGAGCTTACAGGCAAGGTACAGGCTAAGAGTGGCATTGGTGACAGTAGAATGATCAATCTATACATAGTGGCCAATCAATCGACTGTTAAGCCATTACAGGAAGATTACCAGAACTATATGGGATATCTATTCTCACAGATAGCAAAGCATGAGAATGTTACCGAGTACCAGGGCATGACGATCAAGTTTACCGATAAGGTGGAGGAGCTTGTCACAGCATTGCGTGGAACAGAAAATGAAAGCACTCCTGCAGCAGAAACAAACCCTGATCCAGATGGCACATAATACACTACTCCAACCACAAGATATCAAAGAGCATATTGGTATAATGAGCTCTATGGCTGCGTGTGAGCTGAGGCACATCCGAAAGGTCGAGCTATTGCAATTTAGAGAGTGCCTGGGTAAGGCTTTCTATGACTACCTGAAGGATCACTTAACCGATGTGAGCAAATGTACGAACTGGTGCGAGTATGACGACCAGGGAGAGCCGAAGTACTACCAGGAGGGAGATATCGTAGTATATGACGGCATTCTATATGTAGCATGTAAAACAACCAAGGCGATTCCAGTAGTAGAGGGTGAATGGAAGCTGGTCCAGAAGTTTACAAAGGACTGCCTCAATGAGCTCTGGTGCGATTATCTATGCGAATACTTAGCATGGGAGGTATTTAAGAACAGAGCTCCATACTTGGGCATAAGAATCGGTCCAGATGGATATATCAAATCAACAGGTCGGGACTTTGTACCAGCCGACTATAAGGATAAAGAATTCCTCTCCAGGACCATTGATCGCGATGTTTGCATTGCCTGGGATAACCTGGAGGACTTCTTAAAAGAAAATGAGAGTGGCTGCTTTGATCTATTCAAAGGAAATGCGAAGGGATCCTGTGGATCGTGTGGATGCTTAGATAAAAAGTGTACGTGTCAAAAAGACTGCGGAGACGCTAAGAGAACAAAATATAAGAGACGGATTGGTTGATCTAATAAAAAAGAGGCTCAGGGAGCACACTGTAAATTATATCGGTAATATAGTTACTGCAGGTCAAGAGCTTGTTTCTCCAGAGCATGAGAAAGCGAGACGGGACATCTGTAAAGGGTGCGATTTGCTTGAAATGGTTACTCTTCCACCTGTCCCTTGGATCGGTCCAATACAGGTTCCAGGGTGCGGAGGATGCAAGTGCCCAATAAAAACTAAACCCAAAGCTGTCAAGTATCGGAATTTTAAAGATGGTAAACCGTTAGAGATAAAGACGAACATCTGTCCTCATCCAGATGGAAACAAATGGGAGGACGTAGACAATAAATATTTTTCAAGTAAAAATCCAAAGTAAAATGAGAGTTCCAATTTTAAATATGTTCCTTTTAGCAGCAAATATGCTCGGACGCCTTAGAGCGAATCCTGCAGCATGCCCAACAAACAGCATGAAGCTTCCAGCTTGCAATGACTGTACTGATGATCCAGTATGCGAAGACGTAATCACCCTTACAAAGGATGAAGGAAACGTTCTTGTATCTATTGACATACAAGGTGAGACTTGTCCTGTCAACTTACCGTTGAATGATCCGAATATCGAAACTAAGCTTCATGAAATCGTAGCTAAGTATGAGATCGATACTCATGTTTCAGTTGCTGTTGAAGATGGCAAGTGTACAATCCGACACATCGGTGCTGGTACTCTTGACAACGCAGTAGTTGGAAACAAGACTTATAATACAGAGCGATGCTGCAACTTCGTTACTGTTACCACTTACAAGACTTATGCGACAGGTACTTTGCCAGACCTTAAGTATGTAAATGCTGATGGTGTTGAAACGAGTGAGGCATTTCCAAATAGTCCTTATGACTATGCAGGAACGGCAGCAGTGGATGCTGCAACAGCTGCTCAATTAGAGACAGACCTTATCGCTGGACTTGATGCGATTGCATATCCATACACTTCAGCCACTGTGACTGTAAGTGATGATGATGAAGGATTTTTCCTTTGTGTTGAATCAGATGGTTCTATTCCAGTTATGATTGGAAGCCTGCCATTTGCAAACTGCGGAAGTGAAGGAGCTTTCGTTTGTGGTGAGGATAAGTAATTAGTAATCGCATAATAAACCAATATAATGCCTGGTAAAACTTGCAATATCATACTTGTGACGATAGCACACTGTTTCATACGCATCAAGAATACGTGCGATGGATCAGTATGCTATGCCACTGGTATAAGCAAATGTGTCGGTAATAACATTGTCTTTTCAATACAAGGTGGAGGTTCACTAAATGTCAATTATACAGATATAGCGAATCATGGTTTTGATAACATCGAAGATTTTAAAGAAGATCTACTTGCCGAATTAGAAGCTTGCTCAAACAATGTTACTCTGGAAGGCGATGTCATGTTGCCTGACGATATAGAGGTCCAGCTTGAGAAGTTTGGTACCACTTCATTTCCAATGTGCAGAAAGTCTGACGGTGAAAATTGCCAGATCATATATTGCGTTGAGGAAGGCGTGGAAACTTATCAGGAGGCTGGAACTACTATTAAGTTGACGCCAGCTCAATTTTTAACTGCATACGAGAAGTGCAAGCCAGCAAAGACGTTCATTGATCGGGGTTGCTACTATTTGACATCAGAGGAAGATCTACCAGCTCAAAAAAGGAACTATGTTCTGTTTGATCAATATACTGATGGCACTCAAGTGTGCACAGTTCCTGCAGGGGAAGCACCTGCAGCGGATGGAAGTAATTTCGTAACCAATATAAATGAATATACTATGGCTTCAGATAAGCTTGGGTCACTGCCCGTATTGAACAGTGAGATTAAAACAAAGAAAGGGCGAGCACTTGACGTATGTGGTGGTGCAGCTGGATTTGAATTGACAGTAGCGATACTTTTAGCAGCAGCATCTGTTGTTGATGACTTGGCATCGTTGGCTGCAAAGATCATTCCTGAGCCTGGATACAAGTGGGACTTGTTAGGATTCGAAGTGAACCAACACCCTGCTAAGAAATTAGTGCATTGTGATATTGCTGATGCAGAAGGTACTGTAAGTTCAAACGAACAGGCATTCTATGCTTTAGGAGGCGACACAAAGCAATTCATTACCGTTGGAGATTCCAAGGATACTATCATGAAGCTATTACCAGATGCGGATGCATGTGGATGCCTTGGTGATCCTACATGTCTGCTTACAGATGCGGATCTAACAACACCGTTGACTTTGGCTGCTAATACAGCTGTTGAAGTATGTCCAATCTTCGTCTGCGTTATCGATCCAGATGCGAAGAGAGAAGAAGCATAATAATTATTGAATAAATAATGATACAACTGATGAAACATAAAGCCTTACTCATAACAGCCATACTATTGTGGGTAAGGCTTTTGTCTTTTGCACAACTCGGAGGAGTTGAGAACTGGTTTCCTGCATGTGATACCTTAACAGGAGAAGTGATCTATATCCAGCAATCGGAGCTGATCGATGACTGCTGCTGGGAGTGGAATGGAGATAACTGGGAGAAAAGAGAAAACTGCGATAATGTAGATTCAAACTGCATTGAAACTTCTATCTATACCGAGGAGCTTTGCTATCATGGCATCTTTCACTGGTATGACAACACAACTCCCTCAAACGGAGCCTGTGGCCTTGTATCGGCAAACTATGGTCTCAATCCAAATGAAACGACCTGGATAGGGTTTGAAAACAAATGCGATATATATGATCCATTTATCGGGCACACCAATACTGCTCCGAATCTAAATGGATACTTCGATGATATGAATGATTACTTGACGGCTAATACCGACTCCGAGTGGGTATGGGGTTTAAATACTCCCGATAAGTGCTGGAGATACTTCTCCACTATATCAAAGGATGAATGTTACGGAACGTGGACTTTGGACTATAAAGGAAATGAAGTGACAGTAGTTCCAAGAAGGGAATATAAAAAATGCGAAATAACAAAGAAGGTCTGCGAATATAAGATGGACGGTCAAATCATCACTGATGAGTTCTTTTACGGAACAGATGTCGATGGTAATGATTCTCTATTGCTAGACCTTCCCCAATATATAATTGATTGCACTGGATGGGATCCAGTAGTAGTCAATAAGATTTATCAGGATAATGGCGATGTGATTAATTGTTTAACTACAGATTGCACCGAGAGAACTCTTACTGAAATAGAGAATCCATGTCCAATACAATCTTATGGTCCTTTTTGCGATTATGATTACAATGTAGAGACTGATGAGTGTGTAATAAATGCAACGGAAATATACCTTGATATCGATTGTAATGGTGTGAACTGGTTTTATACTATCTCCGAAGATGGTGTTACGCCATACGAGGAGCCTGTTGGCGAGATAGGGAACTGCGATTGTACACAGATCGTAACAGAGCCTCAAGGATGCCCTGAAGGACTGAACTGGCAGTGTGTAACTACAGGCGAGAGCAGCTATGGTATACTTGACAACTCATTGTATACTAATCTTCCAACTAATCACCTGCAGAACGGTAACAACTATGAATTCACTCTTTTGCACGAGGATGGTACCACTACTGTGATCCAGCAATCAGCAAATACATATTTTGGGAACTTTAGAACGATATTAGAGGCAGCATTGCCAGAATGTAAGGTCGTCTATGTGTGTGCAAATCATACAAGCCCGAACGGATGCAATGCTGGCTTTGTGAGTAACTTGGCACAATATCCTGCATACGATGCGCCAACGGCTCCTGGAGATGTACAGAACAATCTCAACAATCCAGCACAGTCCGAGTTATGGGCCACAGGTTGGTTGATAGACTGCCAGTCGTGCGTGAGTCCTATTACCAGGGTGACAATTACAAATGCAAATGACGCTTCTCATATAGGAGCCTTTAAGGATATCATCAATTATAAAACACCAGGAGAGCAAATCTTCCAAGCAGTTGATTGTGGGAAGATCTACTATCAAAGCTGCGATAATCCTCCAGTTGCCCTTGAAGCACCAGACTGTAAGCCAACTCTTTGTCCAGCAGGAATATCAGATGATGAAATAGAAGACCAATGCACAACATCTTCTATTATAGGATGTGTCGATGATAAGACTTTGCTTTTAGTTATTGAGACCTGTAAGGTGGATACAACTGGATTAGATTGTAATCCTGATGAGTTGACAGTATTGTATGCTTCAGATGAATTTGAGGGTACTCCTGGAATAACACAAACTGCAAATGGATGGGATCAACTCACATTTGGAGATAATAAAACTGGAGCAACATCTCAAACACAAGCAACATCGGATGTTGCTAATGCAACGGGGCCAAGTGCAGCTGGAATATTGGGTGTTTCAAATTGTGGAGATACTCACATGCAATCCTTAATTGGAGGTACTGGAGCGACTGTATTTGGTGAAGGTTTAAAAAAGACATTTACAGGATTGACTATTGGAGCTCAATTGTGCATTGACTTTTCTCAAGCAGTATCTAATCAAACAAATGGATGTTTTGATAGAGGAGGCTGGACAGTATGCCTTGATGATAACTTAGCTTCCGCACAAAATTCGGCTGAGACAATTGATCCAGCACAGGAGACCAATCCAACAAATCCAAATTTGAATTGGGAGAATAGAAATGCATGCTTCAACATAACAGCAACTACGCATACTTTATCCTTGACTCCTTATTCAACTGATCAAGACTATACTTGTGGGAATTGGCTTGGAAGGATGGCTATTGATTGTGTTGAGGTAACTGAATCAAGCGCAGGAGGTTCAAATGATCCGCTTTGTTCTTGTGCTGAAATAACATGCGTAACTGATCCAGTAACAGGAGACAATTATGATATTGAAGATATCTCTTTGGTACCATGTGGAACTAATGATGTGTGTTTCGATATAGAGCAAAGTTCAGAACTTGTTTGTATTAATGATGGATTAGAAAATATACTTGCTTTTGCGGTTAATGAAATATTAGCGGACTGTATAACTGGTGAACAAGTAGGACAAAATAACTATTTCACAGATTTAGAAGGGAATACATATAATTCTACAGATGTTACATTTAGTGAAGATTGTGAAGGAGTAGTCATTGAAGGTCAAGTTTGTACAAATGGTGAAACATTAAACACCCTTACAATAGATGGAGTTACAACATATTATGACTTAGGAGGAAATCAAGTGATCAAGATTGGTACAATTGATTATGTTGGGGCATGTATTGAGCCGACAAGTATATTTAAATGTTGTGCTGTTAATTTTGGTAATCAAATCGAAGGATTTATAAATGTTGGAGAAGGAGGATATTACATCACTGATTTTCAAGGCAACATTCTCCCTGAAGCTGAGCCTTTCGATTGTGAAAGTTGTATTCAAGTATTTGGATGCAGAGATGGAAGACTTGCATGGCCAGCAGGAAGCGTAGTAACGATGTCTAATGGTGATCAATTAGATATATCGGGACTTAGATATACACAAGTTGCTCAATTAATAGTTGATACTTATGGAGGGAGCTATGAAGCTCCAAGTCTAGGTGGACCAATGGGTGCAAACTTTTCACAATGTCAAGGTAGCTCTCAACATGAACTTCAGTTCTACAATTTGCCAGTTGCAATCGTATCCATTGATGAGATGGATAACTATGGAAAATTTGGACAATGTGGAGCTAATGAAATAGCAGATGTTAATTGGGATTATTGTGTGAATGGTAAAAAGGTCAAACTGATTACTTATTTAGATGGATCTACAAGCATAATTGATCCTTCGAATAACTCAAGTATTAATGGAGTTCTTGGATGCTGTGATTGTGAAGCTGTTGATTGTGGTCAAGGCTGTGAAGTGACTGAAGGAGGAGGTATACCAGGAGAATCGTTTATTGTTAGTTGCGAGCTCTCTTGTCAAGTTGGCGATAATATAATCATATACAATGAAGACTGCTCTGTGAAGTGCACAGGGACTATTTCTGGATTTGGTCTAGATGGCCAAGGTGGAACTAAAATACAACTATCGAGTAGAGATTGCTTTCCAATTATAGGACAAACTGTAAGCTGTGAATAGAATTATTATAGGCATATTATTATTGTTTCCTCTTTTTGCTTTTAGCCAAGAGTTTGACTTGTCAGATTGTTGTGATAGATCATCTGAATCACAAGTGCTTGATCTTGAGTTTAAAACTATATACCAAGAAGAGTTTGCTGGTGGAGCCAATGGCAAACTAGGTTCTAATATATGGACTAGAAATAGTACTGTAGTTCAAACAGCAGAAGGACAATTCACAGTCACCTTCGATACGCCACATCCTGATGGAGTTTTTTATCATATTAGCTATGAAGGCATTGAGGATAATTTAAGAGACAATCCAAAAGTGACTACAATAGAAGGAACTAAGTCAGCAAATGGATTTCAAGTTATGATAACTGTAGATGATAATGGTGCTGGTGCAGATATCTATGAAGATAACGGATGGTCATTTTCTGTTGCTGCTCCTTGTGAGGTTTTAAGCAACGCAAGTTTATCGCAAGGAGGGGATGCTGGATCAGATAATGAAGGCTCTCCTTCCTTACCAGCAGCTAATGGAAAAGTTGTCTCTGATAATTTTCAAGATCAGCAGTTTGTTCCTTTCAATCTTCAAGTAAGAAATACAACAAATGCTCCAGTGCAATGGGAGGCATACTTACAGAGTGTTCCATATTGCACAATACCAAATATTACTTATCCACAAGGTTTTACAGCTGTGCTTGTTACCACAAATAATATAGATGGAACTTGCAATCACTTATTTAGTGGATCTTTGCCAGCATTTGAAAATATTGAAATTAAGGCAGATGTAGTTTTGCCATTTGGTAATCAATCAGGATTAACTCTATACTGTCAATGAGAAAGATAATAATAATCACAGCAATTATATTTGCATCAATTACTGCCCAAGGGCAAAACTACTTTGAGTGGGTGATGCCAACTGAAAAAGGAGATGTTTCATATTTACTTTTAACAGATCAGGGATATGAAACCTTATTAAAGCCTTTGCAAATACAAGATAGTGGAGATTTAGCTGAGGAGCTACTGACTATGAGGGCTGAGATCACCAATAATAGAGAGTTGATCGATAAGCTATATTCTATAATTAAAGATTTACAAAATCAAGAATCTAGTTTAAGTGAGACTTCACAAAAAATTCTTGATTGTCTTAGAGATGATACTGAGAATCAAATTAAGGCTAGGGGATTCACAATTGCACAATATAAGCAATTTGCTTTTGAATTAGAGTTTGATATTAAGGAACGGAAAGAAGATGCAATAATCAATGAGTTGAAAGACTGGTACAAATCAAATAATCAATGAGAGTAATTATAATAATAGCAATACTAGCATTCTCTTTCAATGCGCAGGCACAGCGGTACTTTGTATCTGAAAAAGAAAATTCGACTCAATATTGGGTTCTTGATAGCCTTAGTGCTTCAAACTTTAATCTTGGGAAGGAAATTGCAGAGTCTACTTATAAAAGTATGCAAGTATCAGAAGAGACTAAGATTAATGAGCAGATATCTGTAATTGATACTCCAATAGCTAAGGAGATAAATCTTCTTAAATCAATTGCTCCTAATGCGACATTTATATTTAAAAGGTACAATTTGTCAAACTCAAATAAAAATGGATTCTCGCTGAGGGAAATAGCGACAGAATTAAAGATTGATCATTTAAATAAAAGAAAAAAGGACTTGTCCTATGAGATATATAATACTTTTTAGTTTTTTACTTTCATTCATATCAGTAAGCGCACAACAAGTAAGTGATGAGTGTGCAAACTGCTTCACATGTACACAGCTAATGCAGTGCTTCGGTGATGTAGTATGTGCCGACTGTGATGTAGAAAATGAAATACAAACTTTTTCTAGTCCTGGAGGCACAATTGTATTTAGCCAATCAGATCCATTAAATATAAAGATGGATGTTAATCTAGAATGCTGCGAAGTATTGTGTGCATCTACACCTGCGCTTGGAACGCAAGCAAGTATAAGTGGTGTAAATGTAGGTTCTCCATTTATAAGCGATCCCTTCAGCATAATTACATTAGCAAATGCCAATTCTTGTGAAGCTGTTGCAGATATAGATATCGCCTTTCCAGATGTAGACATTATTTTAATTGATGCGTATGTAGAAGTTAGAGGTCAATATCAAATTTTAGTGAACGGAGCAGCAGTTGAGGGATGGGTAGATTCAAGAAGAATAAGATTCGATAGAAGAAGTGTTACAGGTGGGCCACACCCTAGACAAACGCTTGGCAGTAATTTCAATATAGGAAAAATATATGTTGCTCCAGGAGATGTTATTCAAGTTCAACAAAGAGTTGTTGTGGTCAAATTAAATGATAATAATGCCTTTGATGATATTATAAATATAGTCAATGGTCAATCAAAAATAAGTTTATATCCAAGGTTCATTTACGCAAAATAAAAATTACTTAAGATGAAAAATAGAATATTTACAATAGTGCTTTTACTCTTTGCCTGCAGCTTAAGTGCTCAGAAGTTTGGAGTATCAGGTTTTGAATGCCATGTAAAAAAGAAAGTTACAAACTTTCAATGCTCAAGCTGTCCTACTGGTACTACAACTATGTGGTTAAACGGATTAGAGATTAAGAGACCTGGTCAAGGAAATGACTTCTTGCAAGCTCCAATATTTCTTTCTAAAGCAAAGGGAGGTAATGTTGTCTTAACTGGAAACGATGGTACATATACTGAGTTTAAGAAGCCTCAAGGCATGAGCTTCAATGATATCAATGATGAAATTTGTGATTGCAATAAGGCTGTATTAGCTGGATTTGATCCAGATGAAGATCCAATGAATGAAATTCAAGCAGTCACATCTGATGATGGGAGCATAACTGTCATACCTAACGGTATAGATTTTGATTTAAGTGTGAACTTTCCCGAATGTTTAGACTGTGATCCTACAAATGAAAATGTTATTGAAGTATCAATCACAGATGAAGATGGCGATGGTGTTTATGATGTTGTTATAACAAATGCAGATGGCACTACCGTAGATACTACTTTTGAAATTCCACCTAGTGTATTTGTTCCAGCATTTACTGAAGGAGTTTCAATAGGTGTGCATACTAATGGGCTTGGTGATGATGTAGAAGTATTTATTCCTGAGTGTTTAGATTGTGATCTTACTAACGAAATACAAAATATTTCATCTCCTGATGCAAGTATAATAGTAACTCCAAATGGGAATGATTTTGAAATAACAGTTCCAAGTGGAGGAGGTAACACTTCAAGTGTAAGTACACAAGTTGATGGAGATGGAAATACAATATACACACATGATGATGGTGATCCCGCTACACCTTCTGTCGATTGGTGTTTAGGAGGAAAACTTGTAGATCACTCTGGAGCAACTTTAGATTTAAATTGTAATGATATATTATTTAATGAAGATATTTCTTTAACAGATGATACAAATCTAAACACTCCAAATGGAATTGGTGTATCGGGTGCGGAATTTTCAGATAGTCCTATTAATGGGCATACAACCGAAACACGAATTGCAAACATAGTTTCAAGTAACGGTGATAATTCTGCTTTATGGTCCATCCTATCTGGTATAGCCAATGTTAATGCAGTAGGTGGAACAGGATCATTTGTAACTGGTACTGCCAACACAGTAGACGGTGCTTTTTCAATTACAGGCGGTCTATTAAATAATATGGCTGTTGGTAATGGTACTGCTCGAAGAGGCATATTATTAATGGGTAGAGCTAATACAGTAAGTGGAACAGCTGGATATTCTCTAATTGGTGGAATTGCAAATATAGCAGCAGGCAATAGTAGAGGATCTATGATGGTGGGTAACACTAATATAAACGAAGGTACATTTTCATCTATTCATGGTACTACGAATCAAAACAGGCCTGGTGGTGGTAACTCCTTAGTTGGCGGTTCTAGTAATATTAATGATGGTTTGCAGAATATAGTACATGGTACATTAAACGAGAACTATCAAAGGCAGTCTTTTGTAACAGGTGGATTTAATATTGTCAGTAGTAATAACGTGGCTGCTTTCCCAAATGGAGGTAATACATCAATTACTGCAGGACAGAGGAATATGCAATACTCGCAAGCTACTCTGATGGTTGGCGAAGATAACATTGCATGGGATGAATCACCAAGATCAATAATTAGTGGTGCTTTAAATACTATCAAGTGTCAGGATTGTATTGTAACTGGTCAGAATAACGACTTGCCTTTTGATATGAGAAGAAGTGCAATCATAGGAGGTAATGATATTGAACCTCAAATTATTGAGGTTGATCAAGTTTACGTTCCACACTTACATATATGGGGAGGAAATGCTGCTCCTGGTAATTCTACAGGCACAGCAGGTATGACAGGACCAAATGCTTATCCTGGAAATCCAACAGATTTATTAGCAGCTGATCCCAATGATGAATATGAAGTTAAAAAGGTAGCAACAGCAACATTGGGTATTGGATCAATGCGCAATACAAAAGAAAATATAAACCCCACTGGTGATGAACTTTTAGAATGGTTAAAATCAAGTGAAGTTGCATATTGGAATTATCTCGATGATGATATTAATCATGTTGGAGTGATGGCTGATGACTTCGGTAAGCTTGGATTGGGTACATCTGAAGAGACTATTTCTTTTGCAGATCAAATGGGAGTATTAATGGGTATAGTTAAGGCTCAACAAAAAGAAATCGAATTACTAAAACTTAAAATTAACGAATAATGAAATATTTAGCTGTTATAATTTTACTCGCAATTTCAACTATTGCATATTCTCAAACTGTGCAAGAGGTATGGGTACATAGTATTGACAATGAAGGATTTGAAGAAAAACAATATCATGTATTTGATGAATCTAGAAAGTTGGTAGGTAAATTTTTTCCTTCTCAGGATAATGATGAGCAAACAAGAAAAAGAGCTGAAGACTTTGCGAAAAAATTTAAGCCTGTAATCATTAATGAAACAAAGCCTATTTTAAGAAAAAAGGAAACAAAAAATAAATAGTGATGAGGTATCTAACTATAATATTTGTACTGCTGTCATTTAATCTTCACTCACAAGAGTTTTGGTATGAAGATTCAAACATAGGAGTAGCAGCAGGATTCCCCAACGACTTTGCAGAAATGTGGAGGCAACCTTGTATGTGGCAAGATATTAGATCTAAGACTGATGTATACATGATAAGAGGTATTTCACTATCTAACTTTGTAAATCAATATGGTGAAAAGTTCTTAACTGATACACTTGCAAAAGTATTGGTTGATAACGGGTTAAGTTTAGCAATTGATAATCCCCCATCCAACTTTGAGCACTTATATAACTTGCTGACTGGAGCTGGAGTTAATATCACACACATAGCAATACAGAGTGCCTTATCGAGACCGAGAGAGTTTTCTCCTAGATATAATCCTGAATTAGAACTTAGGATAGGAGAAGTTAAAAGTCAAATATTGCAGTTTGAGAAGTTTGCTCCTAATGCTCAATATGGAATTATAGATGCTCGTCCAACTAAAGGTTGGGATTATGAATATGCATACAGGAGACTCAAAAAAGTATTAAGAAATGGTGGAAGCAATCTAGATTTTATAATTTTAGATTGCCCTTACGGATTCCCTAAATATGGAAATAATTTGACATTTCAAACGCTCAAGAATATTGAGAGTTATGTTAAAGATAATTTGAATCTAAACTATGGATTCATTATTACTGACAACTTTGGTGGTAAACATTCAGAGCAAAGTTTTCATGATGGTGTACTAGATTATGGAAGAGATTGTATAGCTAACGGATTAAATCCCGACTATTACATTTTAATGTCTTGGTATGCTTATCCAAAAAATGCTCTACCAGAGAAACCTCTTAGAGGAGGATATTCAATGACAAAAACTGGCTTAGCCTTATTTGATATCCTTGATTAGATTAATCTACATACTGCCCTTTTTACTATATCCGAGTGATAACACAGTTTACTCACTTGATATAGTAAAAAAAGAGGGAGAACTTGTTTTGAGGTATGATAGTTATGGAATGTCGGATGAGCAAGCAATGAAAATATATAGAGCTATGATTTGTGAAGAAATTGAATTAAAAAGAGTTCAACTAGAAAAATACGATAAGTGAAAACGTTAAATACTATGAACAGTTGTAAATCTCATGCTTGTAAGAGCAACAGGCTATTTTTTGTCAGCTGTGCATTGATAGTTTTTTCACTTATTATATTAGTATGTTTCTAACAATTCATTTCACTTCAAATATGGTTGCAGTAATATTTGCTGGGATCGCTGGACTACTTGCTGCCTGGGCAAAGATAGAGAGTGCTAAAGCCGTAAAGGATACCAGACAACTCACTGCATTAAAAGAAAGCAATGAAACGCTCATCAAGGTTAACGAGGATCTACGAAATACCTGTCATGATCTCATGGAGGACAATGCATCGCTGAGGGTGGCAATCAATAAGATGAAAGAATCCTTCGAGACGACAGAAAAGACACTGTTAGCAGAAATTGACCGTAAGGAAAACGTTATACAAGAGACGATGAAAAAATATGAGACTTTAAAGCTTCGTTTCGATGCTCTCGAGAAGAAGTTGAACCAGTAAATTTTGAATCATGAATGATTTTTTAGCTCCAATTATTGACAACCTAAAGGCAAGAAGCCCAAGGCTATTTTTATTCATACAGTTGATCCTGATGGGATTGTTGTATATCATTAATCAAGGTGCGGACCTCGGAGTAATCGAGCTCACGCCAGTGATTAAACAAATAGGCACCTGGGTAAACTATGTGATCATCCTATTGATAGGTGGAACAGGATCGAGGACTACTCGATATGTCCAGATATCTCCTCCAGGAGAATCCAAACAAGCTGCATGATAATCTTTGTAACATAATTGTGAAATCTAAAAGGGGAATGACTGAGAGGCCATTTCCCTTTTTTCAATAGAAGACCGATGGGAAAGACTGTAATACTAGACAATGGCCACGCTGGAATGATTAATGGGAAGTATTCCACTCCTGGCAAGAGATCACCGAACTGGAGCAAAGGAGTGCTGTATGAGGGCGCATTCAATAGATGGATCGTCAACGGCATAATGCGGATCCTGGACAGGAATAAAGTGCCATACTACCATGTTAGTCCAGAGCTGCGAGATATTCAGCTACAGACCAGGGTAAGACGTGCAAATAAGATTTATAGCAATAACAGAGATACTTACCTATTGAGCATCCATGCCAATGCTGGAGGAGACACAGGAATAGAAGGATTCACTTCTCCTGGAGAAACCAGAGCCGACCATATAGCAGATACCTTCTTAAAGAACTTTGAAGCCAAGTTCCCATCGATAAAGACCCGATTTGACTATTCGGATGGAGATCGCGATAAAGAGGCTGCATTCTACGTATTGCGAGAGACTTCTTGTCCAGCCTTCCTCTTCGAGTGTGGCTTTATGGATAACCAGGAGGATTACATGCTACTCACCGATCCAGAGTTCCAAGATATGACATCTGCAAACCTCGCAGGATCAATCATGGAGTTATATAATGGATAACCAGTTACATAAGGAAGGCGCAGTACTAAAGGATTCTATGCAAATATTGAAGGCTGAGTTACATAACCGTCACATAGCAATTAACTATTGCATATATAAAATAGTTTTTGTACTTTAGACCCATAATCAAAAAGGTAGAATATTATGGCTAAAAGCAAAAGGAGAAGGAAAACTCCACCGAAACCGAGACCCAATCCAAAGAATGGGCAAAAATCAACACAAGCGGTGGCAAAGGTCGCTCAAACGGTACAAACGGCTCCAGTCGCGTATAATTGGAACCTGACGCCAGAGAAGATCGAAACGTTGGTCACTGCGAATATCATCCCGAACGGCACACCAGAGGCGCAAATACACGTTTTCAGGCAAATTTGTGCAGCACGAGAGCTGGATCCTTTCTCAAGAGAGATATATCTAGTGAAATATGGCAATAAGTACGAACCTATTGTTGGAATCATGGGATATCGTAACCTTGCCTTCAAGACTGGCGAGCACATGGGTACCAGCGATGCGGTCTACAATAAAAAGGGAGATGGTACTGGAATGACGGCATTTGAGATATCGGAGTCTGGAAAGCCTCCAAAATCAGCCACTGTTACTGTAAATAAGCTCATTCATGGCAATATTGTTGAATTCACGCATACTTGCCTCCTCCAGGAGTTTGCGAAGTTCTACAATGGTCAATTGGCTGATAAGTGGAAAACTATGACTTGCCAGATGCTCGCCAAGTGTGCGGAGGCTTTCGCCTTACGTAAAGCATGGCCTTCGATCTATGCTGGCACGATGATACCAGAGGAGCAGGGAGCCTATGAGAATGACAAAATCACCAAGCGTGTGAAGCTCAATGATAAGATCAATAAACCTGCAGAAGGGATAGAGGATGCAGTAGTGATCGACTATGAGCCAGTTTTCAAAGCGATCAAGGATATAGATCCGCATGACGGGAGTGCAATGGAGCTGCTGGCGAAAACCTACAAAAAGGAATATCTGGACAATGCCGACCTGGTGCGGTCCTTTGCAGCTAAGAAAAGGGAGATTATAACGCATATTGGAGAAACCCTGGAGGGGATAACTCGTAAATCAGACGTGGAGGAGTACTGGAAGGCGAATGAATACTGGCACACCGTAAAGGAAATCAAATCAGCATTCGAAGCGAAGCTGAATTCTTATAATTAAATCAACAATTTAAAACGTAAACGATGGAAGTGGTACACACTAAAAAAGGTTATCAAGATACTAGTCTTGATTTGAAGCACAGAAAGGAGCTATTGATCAAAGATATCGAAGCTGGAAATATAACTCTTTCCTACAGTGCTATTGCAAGCTTCATGAATAGTCCTAAGTCATTTATTGACTACAAACTGAAGGAGCGAAAGGTGACCGATGCGATGATATTCGGTAACCTGGTTCACTGTCTCATTCTAGAGCCCGACAACTTTGAAAAGTACTTTGCAGTAAAGAACTTCAGAGTACCGTCCAGTGAAAATCAAAAGATGTTTTCAGAGATGATGAGTCATGGTATGAGCCGAGAGGAAGCGTACATGAACAACTACAAGATCAGCAAGAAGCAAATGGAGGTCGGAGTAGCAAAGGAAGCTGCCGATCTGGAACAGAAGCTCGCCAATTATATCGAATACCTTTCCAAGCAAAACAATCCAGACTTTAGTATTGACTTTGTTACTCCAGAGAATATCGAGGATGCGAAGAAGTACCAGGAGCTCGCCTTTACAAACAGGGCTTCGAAGTATGTATTGGACCAGGTAGATGATACAGAGATCAAGATCAAGTGGGTGTTCGATGGATATACCTGGAGAGGAGTTATCGATGGACATGGCGATTGCTATGCCGATTTGAAAATGATGGCCAACAATGCAAAGCCAAAGAAGGCACGATACAAGATCCACGATATGGGATACCATCTGCAGGCTCCGCTGTATATCGATGGCTCTGGCTTCGGAGATAAGCCATACTATGTGATTGGTATGGATACAACTTTCAATATTTCAGTGATAGAGCTTCATCAAAGCGTCCTGGATAAAGGAAGAGAAACGATCGACCACATAATGACAAACTTCAAGATGTGCACACTGGACAATAGATGGGATGAGTCGTATGATTTCTGGGAAATGGACGACCGAGGTATTCACTTAATGCAGTACAACGACTAAGGATGGAACTATATAATATCATCAAGGATAAAAATTTGCTGTTAGATTTTATTGACTGGCTTCCAGACTTAAAGGAAAATGAAAAATACTATCTGTCTCTCTTTGCTAGAAGGAAGTACAATAAAGATCTAATCAAATCCAATGATAAAACCCAACTCAAGAGGTTTGTTAGTGATAAGCAGAGAATGTATGACAAGATTAGACAGCTTGAAATACCAAAAGGTCGTTGGCTTCTAAAGCTCACACCAGCTCCGCAGGATAGTTTAGTTTTATACATCTTACCAAATCCAAGATGTATGAAAAAAGCAACTTCCATGCTGGGTAAGAAATGTTGGGACTTATCTAGATCACACAATTACAATATTATAGCAGAGGCAACTTCATGTGTTCAGAAAAGCAAATCAAGAGCAGAATTTGTCGACTTTGATATTGATACAAAAGAAGTGCCAATTGATATTGACTGGCTTAATACAAGAGTGGGAGTTAATAGTTTTGAGGTGCTTGAGACTAAGGGAGGATATCATATTTTAGTGAAGCCTGCACTGGCTAAAGAACATTGTATTAGATATGAGCTGCCTCATAATTGGCATGGTGATATCTATGGAAAGTTTAAAGTTGATCAGTCTGGCGATCAAATGATTCCTGTTCCTGGATGCACTCAAGGTAATTTTACACCTAAATTTTTAAAATAAAATCAACATGTTACAACGAATAATAATTCATCAAATTAAAGGCCTCGGCAATATTGTCAATCCTGAGAAAATACGAAAAGCGATCGCACACTTCATTGGTGCCTGCCTCTTCCTTCTCATGTTTTTCATGATGGGTAATACGCCAGAGCCGAAACCGATCGAAGCTGAAGTGATACTGCCAGTTCAAAAGAAGAAGGAAACAAAAAAGGATCCTCGCATTCTGGCATACATAAAACGCTTTGATAAAGTAGCTGAAGCTGAGGAGGAGAAGTTCGGCATTCCGAAGAGTATCAAACTGGCTCAGGGTATACTAGAATCCAACTATGGTACCAGCTTCTTAGCAGACGCACACAATAACCATTTTGGGTTGAAGTGCTTCTCTAGAAAGTGTCAAAAGACGCACTGTGTCAATTTAACGGATGATAGCCATAAGGACTTCTTTAGGGCTTACAAATCTGCATGGGAGAGCTGGAGGGATCACTCACAATTCCTCAACGGTCCAAGGTATAAGCATCTTCATAAGATTCCAGCATCAGACTACAAAGCCTGGGCAAAGGGATTGAAGAAGGCAGGCTATGCCACAGACAAGAAGTATGCGGATAAACTTATCAAAATAATCGAGCACTATGGTTTAAATCGGTAAAACCATACTATTCTCACTGGGTGTGCAAGTAGGGTTGTGCATCCAGTTTTTAAATTCTATACATGTTATTCAACAGAGAAATTACAGAGAGTCCCTGGGATCTATATCCTCATCAGGATTCTGATATTGCTAAAATAATCAAGGCACTTAATAACCATCAGTCAATGATGTACCAATTGCCGACTGGAGGTGGTAAGACAGTTATCTTCAATGAAATTGCTAAGGAGTATGTGATCAACGGATCCAGAGTATTGATACTCGCACACCGAAAGGAATTAGTGCTCCAGGCATACAATAAGATTCTGAAATGGTACAACATAAACAGTGGCATCATAATGCCTGGCTTCATTCCTGATTACAGATATCCTGTACAGATAGCCAGCGTCCAGACTTTGAATCGAAGGAATAAGCCAAAGGATATCGATTTGATCATTGTCGATGAGGCGCACCACGTTACTGCGAAGACATACTTGAATATCCTTGGACACTATCCAGATGCGCAAATACTATGCGTCTCTGCGACTCCTTGGCGTCTCAGTGGAAAAGGATTCACTAATGTGGTAAATAACCTTGTATGTGGCCCATCGATCAAGTGGATGGAAGATAACGGCTTCCTGGTACCAGCTAAGGTCTATGTCAATCCCCTCGATCATAGCCAACTGAGCAAGATTAAGATGACAGGAGGAGATTACAATGAGCGACAGCTTGCACAGATGCTCGCCAATAGGGAAATTACTGCAGGGCTGGTAAGTTCATGGCTTAGTAAGGCAAAAGGGCACAAAACTATTCTATTTGCTGTAAATATAGAACACAGCCTCGCTATCAAGCAACAATTCCTTGCAAATGGTATTCCTGCAGCACATGTGGACGGATCTACTGCAAAGGGGGAGAGGGAATCTATATTTAAGGCTTTCGAAGAAGGAAAGTATATGGTACTGGTCAACGTTGGAATAGCAACTGAAGGATACGATTGCCCTTCCATTACTTGTGTACAGCTCGCCAGACCTACAAAATCATTATCGCTATACTTGCAGATGATAGGACGTGGATCCAGAAAGTATGAAGGAAAGAAGGAGTATATCCTCCTGGACAATGCAAACTGCGTCCTGGAGCATGGTATGCCTAATCGAGATCGCAAGTGGACTATAAAGGATCGTGTCCGAAAGAAGAAGTCTACAGGACAGGTACGCCAGTTTAAAATGAAGATGCGTGATGGTACAGAGAAGTTGGTCAGTAGTAGAACGATCCCCGAAGGAATGGAAGGAATTGAATTAGTAGAGTTGACGGAGGATATCCGTATCGATATATTTCAAAAACTGGTTAAGGTTGCCGAGCGTAAGAAGTACAACAAAGCCTGGGCATATTATCAGTTTTTAAAGAAGGTAGACAACTCTCCTTCATTAATGGAATTAGAATATATTGGCAATTTTCTTAGATACAAACCTGGTTGGGCACGTTACAAGTATAAGGAAATAAAATCTAAGCATGTCTACGCACAATAACACGCTGGAGGCTAAATTCAATACACTATCACACCTCCCAGTTAAAATTAAATATTTACTATCCCAGGGGCACTTCAAGGAGTGCAAGGCAAAGTTGATTGAGGAGATAGTGATCATGCTGAGGCGTGGCCACTATCATGCTCTTGATGGATTCTCTAAAGACCCGAAGAATGACTTGTATCATATCCTTTCCCTCTTTGCTTCTACTCAGGTCCAGGAATTAGCAGTAGATGTTCTGAACGGCAAGTATTACGAGGATACACCAATTCTTAATTGGCAATACAACGTTTATACCTACAGAAAGCTTCCCCAAGTGGAGAAGGTGAAGTGCAGCTATTGTTTGGAGTACATAGATCCAGACCTCGAGGTGATAGATGGGAAAGGATCCAAGGGATTCACTATCATGCACTCCCATTGCTCCCACGAAGTTAGATTGTTAGATATGTTATACTCCAAGGTTCTTTTGAATTAGAGAAATTAATTATATATTGCATTGAAACTAAAATCAACGGAATGTTTCAGTCTTCTGAAAAGGTGTCAAACTCGAATTTGTTTATAGATATATAAGGGACGTTTTAGCCAGTGCCCTTTCACACTCCACCTTTTGGTGTGATTATGGCGCGTTGATACTGGCTAAAATTTAATATATCTTGTATATATGTAATAATTGATATATGTTTGTTGCACAGCGGTTTAACACACGCTGGATCAAATCTTAAATACGTCGGAAAAATGAAAAGATATTATAAAATTATGGGTGTGCCGTCTCCTGCTGCCGACGTTGCAGGGGCTTTACGGGTGTTAACACACCCTATTTTAAATCTTTTTCTGTGAATTATAGAAAATTCTATCAAGAGAATACTGATTATGACCTTTCTGGTTGTGAGGTTCATCACATTGATCATAATAGAGACAATAATCAGTTATCTAACTTAATACATCTCCCGAAGACTCTGCACACTAGGTATCATGTTGCACACAGTCAGTATATAATCGCTAAATCATCGAACCAGCAGATACAAGTTCCAGGGATAAAGCATACTCAACCATTGATGTATGAGTTGATGTATTTAAGAATTTATACTGATGTCCTATTAGAAATCAATAAGCACATTGATAAATATCAAATTAATCACCACAGACAACCATTTGGAATATGAAATTCAATGTAAATATAAATCAGAAACAGCTAAGTAAAGTTGATGGAATAGACCTTAAGGATGCTGCAATATTGGTATACGTTGAGGGTTTTATGAATAGCCGAAAGACTAAGAAGATACTTGTTGGAAATATTACATACATCTGGATTTCGTACGCTCATTTAATAGATGAAATGCCACTGCTTAAGCTTAAATCAAAGGATGCTATTTATCGCAGATTTCGTAAGTTAACTAATGCTGGACTGCTTGAGCCACATAAAGATAATAGGAGTATGGGTAAGTCTTATTATGCTTTTGGACCAATATATGAATCTATAATTAGCGACTCATATAAAGGTAAACCTACGGATGAAAAAACGGAGGGGGTACGGATGAAAAACCAAAGCACCTGCGGTCAAAAAGTCGGAGGGGGTACGGATGAAATTACCGAGGAACATAGTATTAGTAAACATTCAACTAATGAATCTAATACTAACAACAAAGAGGCTCCCCTCAAAAATTTAAATGAGCAGGCAATTGAAATTGTAAACCACCTTGCAGAAGGTATTGGTAAAAATCTAATGACCAAAATTTCTGGACGTGGCTCATCAAACGTAACCAACGCAAAAAAATTACTGCGCAAAAAATATTCTGTAGATGAGATCAAAAATATGATCGCAATGAAAATATTTGAGTGGACGGGCACTGATAATGAAATTAATTTAACTCCAGAGACTTTATTCGGAAGAGCAAGTAAATCATCGGGGTATGTGGACCGAGCTATTGAGCTGGCAAGTGATCCAGTAGCAAAGCAAAAATTTATAAATCAGGTTAATTTAAGAAAGGAACGATACAAAAATCAAATCAATGGAAATTCAAAAGGTAAATCAAAAGGAGGTTTCAGTCAAAAGTTTGCTGCCGAAGTTGCAGAAGGAATTAAGGGAATGTAGAGAGCAAGGAGGGATGATGTCCGAAGCCAACTCTGGATATGGTATGCTGGCTTTTAGAAAGCTCGACAAGATGATCATGGATATCTGCTCCTCCAAGGACGGTGATCCAATGGATATAGAAAGAGTGAACAAGGCTTTAGAGAAGCGAATATTTAGAATCGATAAATGCTGGTACTCCTTCGATAACGTGATCACGAAATACAGACGGGCACCGACTAAGTTCCCAACATCACTTGAAGCTGGAAATTATCCTTCTCCAAGCTTGGTCAACTTGAAGATATACCGAGGTACAGAGAAAGCGATCGGAGTGATCAAATTTATACTTGCGGAATATGTGAGTCGCTTCCAGGTAGCATATAAAATACCAGAAACACAAATCGACTTTCTGGCGTATGAGATATTGACCGACTACTACATGCTGACGCTGGTGGAGATAAAGTGGTTTCTAAAAAAGTCGCTTACTGTAGAGAATATGCACAGGATTGATTTGAATAGTATCCTGGTTCTATTTGAAAACTACAGAGAGATCAAAATGCAGCAGGGACAGAATAATTCGCAGCGTATGAGCTACGAACAGAAGAAGCTGGCAGAGAAACCAATGAAAGCATCGAGTGAGCAGATAGCGCAGCTGCAGGAAGCATTGGAAGGAAAAGAACTGGATGATGCAATAATGGCTGAGGAGGATGCGCTCACCGAAACGCTGCATAAGACTGAATGGTTTATGCGAGAGGATCCAGCAAAGGTGGCAGCAGCATTCAAAGAGGCTGATAAGTTGATGAGTAGAGAGCCAGCTTACAAAGAGCATAATAGAAAGATCGATGATCAGGAAAAGGAATCAGAACAATAATTTAATCACGAAAATTTATAAAAATCATGTTAGACTTTAGATCACCCTTCATTCTCACTGGCTTGAATATGTCCAGTGAAACAATAGTCATCGATTACTTGATCGATGGAACATCAGGTTACCTGGTGAATTCAAACTCCTTCAATATCTACTCCGATAACATCGGTGAGCAATTGCTTAAAGATTTGAACATGGCTCTGCTCTCCCTGGTACCACATGGAATGGTTCTTGGAAATTTAGTCAATGAGCTGGCTTATGCACGATACTTAGAATCTGCAGAATACGATATCACCGAGGCTGGACCTCGAATCCTTGAGCTGGAGGACAAGAAGACAAAGATTGACAAACTGGTTGATTTCAACGACTACGAGGGAATGCAGTTTAAGATTGCTTTCCAGAGCCTGTCATTAGATAGCTCGCAATCAGAGGCGAAGCTGAACTTCAAAGTGCCCTGCAAGAATAAGTTTTACAACCTCTCTCTACCAAAAATAAATATTGTTGATTTATCGCCAACCAACAAAGCTGTTGGTTTTGCATACTACCAGGCTCTGAGACGTGACCTGGCGATCATAGAAGAGCTGTGCTATAAGTTTGTTCGATCCAATAGTAAAATACAGGAGAAGCAACTTAAGCTTTTTGATAACGGAAATTACAGTCCGACTTTCGAGGTTATTTCTGGTGACCAAGAGCAAGAAGCTGCATAGTTTCATTTTAAAATCAACAGTAAAATGAAAAAAGAAGGAGAAGTAGTATTATCGTTTTTTGATGGATTGAGTTGTGGACAAATTGCTTTAATAGAGCTTGGGATTAAAATCAAAAAGTATTACTCTGCAGAAATCGATAAATTTGCAATTACTCAAACTGAGCATAATTTTCCAGATACTATCCATCTCGGAAGTGTTACAGAAGTAAAAGCTAAAGACCTGGACAAGATAGATCTATTTATTGGAGGTTCACCTTGTCAAGGTTTCAGCTTTGCTGGAAAACAGCTTAATTTCGAAGATCCAAGGTCTAAACTATTCGTTGAGTTTGTTCGAGTATGGAAAGAGATATTAAAAATTAATCCTAATGCTAAGTTTCTTCTGGAAAATGTAAATATGAAGAAGATACACATTAAAGTAATATCCGATTATATGGGAGTGATGCCAGTCCGCATAAATAGTAATTTAGTTAGCGCACAGAATAGGGATAGATTGTATTGGACTAATATCCAGACTAAGAGTTATGGAATGTTTGAAGAGATAAGAGTAAGTGACATTCCTCAACCAAAAGATAGAAAAATATTTTTAAGAGATATTTTAGAAAATGAAAGTGAGGTTGACAAGAAATACATATTATCCAACAATATGATAAAGGGGTTCCTAAATAAAAAAAATGGTTTTTACAATAGATTTAATCCAGAGGGAATCAATATAAATGGAAAATGTCATACTCTAACAGCAAGATATTTTAAACAAGCAGTAACCGATCCATATGTAAGAATTTGTGTTGCAATGCGTGGAAGGAATCCAAACAATCCAAATGATAGAAGTTTAGGCGCACCAACTGAACAGCGACTAGAACCTAAGACAGACGGCAAAACAAATTGTTTAACGAGTGTTTCAAAAGATAATTTAATATTACAATTTCAAAAAGATTATAAGTTAAGAAGATTAACACCTACTGAGTGTGCTAGACTTCAAACTATTCCAGATTGGTATATATGGGAATGCTCAGATACTCAACAATATAAAATGTTAGGGAACGGGTGGACAATTGAAGTAATCAAACATATTTTAAGCTTCTATAAATCAAAAAAATGAAATTACTTGGAATAGATCCTGGAACTGCAGATCATAATGGCTGGTCTATATACGAAACGCAGACGCAGATTTTTGATACAGTATCCGCAACCGATGCTTTTGTACTTTTGAAAGACATCCATACCTGGTACGACGATGATGCGATTGAAGGTGTCGTACTGGAGGATCCTAATCTGGACAGCTCTGTATTCAATGGACAGAAGTACTACAAGGTTATGCTTGCAAAGACGAACCATCACGCTGCTCTTGCTGCAGTATTAAAGATGGGACAGGGAGTTGGCATGAATAAAGGACTCGCCAGGCTATTCCATAACAAAATTATTGATTGGAAGATTCCCTTCATTAGAATTGCACCTTCTAAGCGAAGGCGAATCACCAACAAGAGTATAAACGGCAAAGCACTGAGAACGGTATTGATGCCGACTAAGATTACATCTAAGCAATTTAAAGAGATGACTGGATATACAGGAATGACAAATGAGCATGGGCGCGACTCTGCTTGTATGCTGTACCAGATGACAGAGAACAAGTTTAATATTTTATCACAATTAGAAGTAAAGGAGTAATGCAGGCAGAGGAAACTATTGTTTTTATTGGTAATCAACGACATCAAGAGTAAAGAATTGAATATAAAAAAACTGCCAAAGGATTATCCATTATCTTCAGGGACTATTTACAGGTTACGAGGTGGATATGCTTCACGAAAAACCCTCAAAAAGATTGATCAACTAATAGAATATAAATTATGAGAACGTCAGACCTTAGAGTAGCAAAACATGAGATATTTAACTTCCAGAGTTTCCTCAATGAGACAAATAGCATCAGCAGTTCATTGGTCACTAATAGTAAGTTTGGATTGTATCTGTACCCTTTCGCCAATCAAGTCTTCCATGAGAAAGGACCTAACAAGCTCAAGGAGGTTTTAGATGTAATATTCGAAGCATTGGACTTCCTGGAGAAGAAGGTATTTCCTGGATCAACAGCTTTGCTTTTGAAGTTGCCTGTGCTGAAATGGATAATTATTGGTAAATTCACATATAAATTTATTATTGACATCCATAAATTGCTATCAAATGAAGAAGCTTAACATTCTATTTTCGTTTTTATTCCTCATTACATTATCCTTTGCTCAGGAGAGGATAATCGTATACGATACACCACCTCCAGAGTCTGAGATAGACTGCTCACTACCAACTCCAATCATCCAAAATAAGGCAAGAGCCCTTTCCCAAATAGACCCTTACCCAAGGGAGATGCATGGGATACAGTTTGCACACTCTAAAGGTTGGACTGGAAAAGGTATTAAAATTGCTATCCTGGACACAGGAGTAAAGGCACACGATGACCTTCCTAGCGTTAAAGAAATAAGAGACTATACTGGCGACTCTAATTGCTGCGACAACCATGCGACACATGTATTTGGTACCAATGCAGCACTAGATAATACTTTTGGAGTAGTAGGATCTTGTGAACCAGATTTATATGACTTCCGAGTATTAGATAATAATGGATCAGGTAGCTCGATCCGAATCGGTGAAGCCATTGTAGACGCTGCGGACGCTGGTATGGATATTATTTCCATGAGCCTTGGAGGAGACCCAAACCAAGCATTAAAGGATGCCTGCGACTATGCAATACTACAGGGATGCCTTGTCGTTGCTGCTGCAGGAAACTCTGGATCAGACGGTATGATATATCCCGCCAAGTGGTCAAATATCATAAGTGTATTTGCAGTTGATCAACAGAAGCAATCGCCAGACTTTAGCTCACATGGAATTGGTATTGTATCGAGTGGAGGAGTAAATATTTTGTCAACGATCAACAATGACGAGTATGCTCCTTTTTCTGGTACTTCTATGGCGACACCAACTATTTCTGGAGTGCTGGCCATAATGCAAGAGTACGCAATAGCACAGGGCAAAAGAATGACCCAGGTCGATGCTATTAATGAGCTTATCCGAATTAGTGAGGATATTGGAGATCCAGGAAGAGATGTCAGGACTGGCTATGGAATCCCCGACTTAACTAAATACATTCTAAAGGAAAGAGGCGAGGTTGAAATAGAGCCCGATGATGATCCTATTGTTGATGAACCGATAAATGATGATCCACAAAACAATCCCCTTGCACTTGTGATAGTTCTTGGAATACTGATTGGAGTTGTTGGATTGATTGTATTAACTCAAAATAAAAAGTAGCATGAGAAACACTACCAAAGGGTGGAGACCAAATAAACCTGTATTTCCGATTACACAAGAACAGATCGACAAGATCGAGAACTGCGATATCGTAAACCCTATGGTTGGCGATAACCATGGTTTAAAGATTCCAGAGGACTTTGACTTAGAGGAGGCAGCAGCCGAAGTATTGACAACCAGGTTGCGAGTTCAGAAGGGAATCTTTCCTTGGGATGTAGCAGAGAAGTATTGGCCATATAAATTCGATATGCCGAGATATCTTCCTAAATGCTTAGAGATAGAAGGACTCAGCTTCGATGATCCAGAGGGCATGGCTGATATAGTACACATGGATGATCCTTTAGACTTCGCCTTAGCATTAAAGAAGGCTCTCACTAATCCAAAGTATGGTGGTACTGCCAACATCAAAGGGCATCACAATAAGTGGAAGCAATTTATAGAAACGGTGATCGATGTAAATGAAACGATTACTGATTACCAGAAGCGATATATCAGGAAAGTATTTGAGACTAAGTATTACTTCGGCTTGATCCGTCCAGAAGAAGCTGCGCCAATAGGACCAATATTAACTGCATACGAAGAAGGCTGTCCAACGCACCCTGCAATCGGACAGGGACATATTGCACTATCACAAGCATCAGTTAGAGCCTTAGATAAGGAGCTGGAGCTAAAAGAGGAACAGGTGCACGATGCTTTGTATGCATCTTACTTGTGGGGATTCTTTAGAGTGATGGCTGGCGTTCACTATGGTATCGATGCAATTATATCTATCCTAGCAGTTGGAGGATATGAGAAGCACATCAAAAAAGAAGTCCTTAACGCATATAAAATATAGTACATAATGGCAAAGATTAAATTATCACAACTTAAGCCCAACAAAAAGAATCCTCGTAAGATCAGTGAAGCAAAACTGGCGAAGCTGCAGGAATCGATAGAGGGCTTTAAAAAGATGATGACTATTCGAAAGATTGTCATTGATGAGAAAGGTATCATCCTTGCTGGTAATCAACGTTACCAGGCATTGAAGGCACTCGGATACAAAGAGATCCCAAGCACATGGGTGCATAAGGTTTCAAACCTATCTGAGGAGGAGAAGAAGGAATTCATGTTGAAGGACAATGATCATGGTGGAGATTGGGATGCACAGATGTTCGATAATAAATTCTGGAAGGATGAAGAGGTGAATGATTGGATGGGTGAAGAATTCCTGCAGGGACTGCCAATTGTGCCACAGGAAAAGAAAGGAGGCAAGACACAGAAGAAGGTGGCCTTCAGTGCATCGACTACTACTGTCAAGCTAAAGTACAGCGAGGCGAAATATAAGAAGGTAGTCGCTGCGCTTGCAACTATATCCGAGGACCAGGGAGATGCCCTCTGGCAATTACTAAAAGATAAAAAACTGGTCAGATAAGATGATAAAGCTTTCGACACTAAAAACGCACAAAAAGAATCCTCGCATAATCAGCAATTCGGAATTGGAAAGGCTAAAGAAGTCTATCACCGATTTTGAAAAGATGATGTCCATCCGACCGATCATTGTTGATGAGAAGAATGTAATACTAAGTGGAAATATGCGTTTTCTGGCACTCAAGAAATTAGGCTTCAAAGAAGTTGATGATACTTGGGTTAAGAAAGTAAAGAATCTGTCTGCAGATGAAAAGCGTGAATTTATCCTCAAGGATAATGATCATGCAGGCAACTGGAATTTCAATGTGTTGAGCGAGGATACATTTTGGAAATCTAGTGATGTCCAGGGCTGGATGGGTGATAGCTTCTTTGATGCCCACGATGCAAAGAATACTAAAACAACAAATGAAGATTCAAATTTCACTATAAAGCCAAAGAAAAAACCGAACGCAAAGACTGGTGATATATTTGAATTCAAAAGTGAAAAGTTAACTCATAGGTTAATTTGTGGTGATAGCACCAAACCCGAAGATGTATCCAAATTGATGAATGGAAATAAGATCCAGCTCATTGTAACCGATCCTCCCTATGGAGTAGCTTATGTTGGAAAGACCAAGGATGCTCTTACTATCCAGAACGATGCAATGAGCGAGGAGCAGACAATAGCTCTCTGGAGGGCTGCTATTGACGCCTTCTTTCCTTTATGGGGAAAGGGAGCATCGATATATGTAACTGTCCCTGCTGGTCCATTAAATATTGGTTTTGTTCAAGCATTAACTGATATCGGAGCTCTTCGGCAGCAGATGGTATGGAATAAGCACAAACTGGTAATGGGAAGATCAGACTATCATTACAAACATGAGCCAATATTGTATGGCTGGAATCCAAACGGCAAGCATTACTTTATAGACGATCGAACCAAGACAATAGTGTTCGACTATAATAAGCCAGAGCGAAATGCTGATCATCCTACAATGAAGCCAATTCCATTATGGTCGGAGTTTATATAGAACTCTTCCAGAAAGGGTTGGAATGTATATGATCCGTTCAATGGCTCAGGGACGACCTTGGTATCGTGCCACTTAACTGAAAGGAATGGACATGCAATAGAAATAGATCCAATCTACTGCCAGGTGGCAATTGATCGCATGCTTTCCCTGGATCCAGACATCCTCCTCCTCAAAAATGGAAAAGACGCCACAAAGCAGTATAGAAAGGCATTAACTAAGAAATAGTCTTGCATATATACAATAGTTTATCTATTATTGTATATAAATACAATATCTATGCTTTTAACTGCAAATCAAGTTGCTGCTATTTCAAAGGATAAGCTCACAGCGGAGCGAATAAAGCAATTTTGCCGTTCTGGACGCTTGCCAGCTACAAAGGTAGGCAGGCTCTGGCTTATAAAGGAATCAGACTTCAAAAAATTTGAATCAACACCGAGGGCGAATGGACGTCCTAAACTTGATGAGTAATCAACAAATCAACAATATATTTTTATGTCACAAAAAGGAAATTACACAAACGAAATTGCCCAGGCACCTGTTACAATGATTATAGACCCTCAACCTTACGGCTTAGAGCATAACAAGGCTCTGGCTGTAAGGGAATTTTTCACACCTATGATCGATGTGATGGTAAAGCTTGAGAATGAAGTAAACGAAGTGCTGGCTCTCAAGGAGCAGCATGGCTATGCAGAGGAGGTTATTACTAAGGCAACCGAAGCATACAAGAAGCTAGTGAAGGCTCGAACTGCTACTGCAAAAATCCACAAGGAGGTGAAAGCTACAAACCTCAAGGAGGGACGCTTTATCGATTCCCATAAGAACACTCAGGTTATGATTGGGGATCCACTGGAAAAGGCAATGAAGGCGATCAAGGATCATGCAGAGAACCTGGAACGGGAGAGAATCAAAAAGGTAAAGGAGGATCGTACTAATAAACTCCTCGCTTTGGATGTGGTCGAATCTGATATCCCCGATATGATAGGGATAATGACGGACGGCATGTTTGAAAACCTCCTCCTTGGCGCACAGGCTGCATTTGATAAGCGACTGGAAGAGGCAAAGGAAGAAGCTCGCCTGGAGCAGCTAAGGATAGACCAGGAGGCAAGAGAAAAGGCAGAGAAGGAAGCCAAACGCCAGGAAGAGCTCCGAATAGCACAGGAAGCAGCTGCCGAAGCAAAGAAGGCCCAGGAAGCAGCCGAAGCAGCTGCGAAGAAGGTCAAAGATGAGGCTGAGGCTAAATTACAGGCTGAACGTGATGCGAAAGCCAAAGTTGAAGCCCAGGCCAAGGAGGAGAAGCGTAAGGCAGACCTAGCAGCACAGAAAGCCCGACAAGCGATGCAGAAGGCAGAGCAATCGCAAAAGAACGCTGAGAAGGCTAAAAAACAGGTTTCGGAGCTAAAAAAGAGAAACGAAACGCTGAGTTTCAATGCTCCTGCGCCAACTGGCAATAAACCGAAGGAAGAGAAGCTCACCAAGATAGCTCAGGACCGAAACGCCAGCAACTTGATCAAGCTCAAAGCTGACCTAATCAAAATAAAGGACGGATACTCATTTCATGGACCCAAGCACGAATCATTCAAGAGGAGATTGGACGCGACTCTAGATAGAATTCTGGTTGGTATAAACCAATTGTAAATATGAGCTCTTTACTTACCAGCAAGGAGTTTGCTCCTATCACCAGGCACGAGGAACATTACTGCAGATATATCTGTGCTATTGTCAGGAAGTTTGCCACTGATCGCAGTAAGCGCATGAGCTACATTCAAATCTCCGAATTTGTGGAGAAAGAGGGCAAGGTAAAGGTAGAGCCGATCAGGATAAAAGCTATCCTGGACAGAGAGCGAGCTGCAGGAAGATTAGAGAATGTAATCGAAGTAAGCAACGCTATCTGGACAGAGAAGGACGTTAAAGTTCTGGAGCTATTCAAGGAGGCTCTAATAGTGCGATCTAAGAAGCTGGCTAAGATTGCAAAAGCTTTAAAAACTGATGTGGTGTACGACTCCACAAAAGTGAATAACAGTTATACAAACAGGAAGGATCTATGGTCTTAATTGCTGAAATACCAAAAATGCAAAAGCGCACCCTGGAGAAGCACCAACGCAATCTGCAGATTAGGAAAGCCAATATTGAAAAAGCTCTCAAGAAGCTAACTGCAAAATATACCAGATACGATTATGTTGGTATAAAAATTGATTGTGTTGGTGTGAAAATGGGTGTGGATCTACATGCGAAAAATATCGTCAAGATATTAGAATCACAGAATACCGAATACACCCTCATACTTATTGAAATCTCAAAAGAATTAAACCTTAGAAAATGAAAAATGTAAAAAGTAAATTGTGTATTGGCTGGATCCTGTTTCTCTGGATCGCTTCTGCTTATGTAATAGTTGCTCAGGTAGATACTATCACCATACAGCCTGGACAAAGTGTTGTAATTGTATCTTCGGAGCAGGCAGTGCAAGAACCAGAGCCCGAACCAGTCGGGACGCAGTTCTATGTGAATACAACCAACAACATCGATCACTATCCAAATTTAAGAGGGAAAGGTGCTCGATACTTCTGGAATGTAGAACATGATCTCCCCTTTAATGGTATCCTCCAGAATGGTGGGAAGATGGCAAAGAACCACACCTTTATTCCTACAAATGAAATGAACGATTGCATTGGAGTAGATTACAATGGATCGATGTGCGACAATGCAATGCGAGTTAAAAAGTTGAGCAATCAATTTGATATCGTAATGGTGGTCCCCCAGGCTGTGAAGAATCCGTTTGACTTCTGGCTCAATTGGCCCAACAAATTTATTGCCATGTGGATATGGGGTGATACTGGTGGATTGCAATACGCAAAAATAAAAGAACACTTCCTGGCATTGCTCTGGTCGACTCATGGAAATATAGACTTTGTTCAGATAGCCAATGAGCCCTGGGGGATGAGTCCTGCCCAATATAACATTGTTGAATCTGCAAGAGTAGATGCATGGCTGGAGTACAATACAAGCCAAGGTCTCTCTTTAGATGATTATGAGCAGTTCACTCCGAAGTTAGTCACAGCAGCAATGCCAATCGGTCAAGGACTGCAGACAGAGCTCTCCTTCCAGAACCTAGCAAACTCAAAGTTTGCAAAGTACTATTACAGCGTTGCAGTACATGGATACAATAGAACGCCAATGAGCGAGTGGAGTAGTGATGCAAGTATCACGAATGAAATAATAGATATGGCTTTAGAGTTCTGCAGGGTTTATATGCCACATTGCAGTTTACAGATCACTGAGACTGGAGCTCCCAATGATATCATCGATCAACATATCCAGTCATTAAAAGCTAAGACCAGCGAGGAAGAGGGCATCGATATAGTTTGGTTGTATAATTTATTCAGTGATGGATCAGATATATTTAAAAATAGCTTCTTCTTGAGTGATGATGGCGTACCTACTGAAGCAGCAATTAAATATAATATCATCACGAACTGATGAGTCCATACAAAGCTAAGAACCGATTACAAACTTTTCTAATATACATGCTAATGTTTATTGTAATAATTGCCATTGGTGTATTGATAGAAAACTCTTAACAGGAATATAGGATGAGCACAAAAAAGAAAACCACTCCAGCCAAAAAAGCAACTACTCGCAAGCGTAAGACTACTAAGCCGAAGAAGCAGCAGGAGGAGAAGTTGACTGTAGAGCACAAAGGAAGATATGATTGGGAGGCAAACAACTTCTTGATCACTCAGGAGTGGCTTGAGTTTCTAAAAGCTAATAAGCGTCCTCCTACATTCAAACATCTTGCAGAAGCAACTGGTCTAAGCTATATCACTGTATTTCGGCACATGAATGATGAACGGACTCTCAAGATACGAGAGCAGATGAAGGAGTACAGTGTTCTGGTACCAGATATGATGGCTGCAATATTCAGAGCAGGAATGTCTGGAAAGCCACAGAGCCAAAAGCTATTCATGGAGGTGACTGGAGCATACATCCCAAAGATGGCGCAGACGGATCCAGAAGGAGAAGCATTACAGCCAATAGTCGGCAGCGATATTACTATCATCAATAAGCATACTGGTCCAAGGATTAGTTCAAAGACGAAGACAACGGTCAAGGCTAAATCCAGGAAGACCAATCGCGATAAATTAAAGGACTTAGAAAAAGGAAAATAGTCCAAAGGTAAAACAACCAACCGAAGAAGAGTGGCGTTCCTGACGAGGAGCTGCAACGTTGTATTATGTATTACAGATGAGATTGATATCATGAGTCAGTCTTATGGGGTTTGAGGGGTAACCTTTGAGTCTTTTAAACCAGCTAATTTGTAACACAGAGGTATAATACATCGCCAAGAAGCCACTCAATTTTTGCCTCCTACCATAACATCACAATCCAGTACCACTCTCTAATCTCCGCTTTACTCAAGCGTAATAACCATGCATATTTGTATTGTACTTATTATCTAACAATATAAATATTTGAGTTATGAATTTTTACCCTCCAGAGGATGACGTGCAAGGGCACGAGAGAATTGGCGACACACTATACTTGATCGTCACAGTAATAATGGCTTTGTTTTTTATTCCTACCTTTTGCCAAGCCCAATGCACTCCCTGCAACGACTATTCAATATTCACTGTATACGTAAGAGGTGACATGGAGATAACCTATGAATCCAACACAAGCCCAAACCATCCAGGGTGGGAAGAGGGAATTGAATGCGATACTACTATAATTGTATTTTCAATAGATGGAATCAGAGACACCATTGACCAGGAGCAATGTCACCAGGAAATAATATATCTAGGATGCGGACAGGAGTTTACGCTGATAGAGGATAAGGACAGCGACAGCGAGGTTCTATTTGTATACTACGACTCTTTAGTAATATCGGATCCAGTAGAGGACACCTTCATTACTTTGCATGAATGCGGAGAGTCTTATTCTTATACAGAAACTCACTCCAGCTACTTAGGCTGCGACTCTATTGTACACACACAAGTAATTGGATATCCTATTAGCGAATCCACCGACACCCTCCTCCATCTAACAGACCACATTACAATCGACACATTGACTAATGAATACGGATGCGATAGTATAGTAACGATCGTCTGGATAGCAACCGACTTTGAAGAGGATCAAGAATATGAAATAGTGGAGATTGAAACCGAAACCGAAGAGACTCCACCTGCAGAAGAAGTAGAGCTGCAGGTGGATATACCAATAGAGGAGGAGCCAGAGCCAGTCGCGGATCTATACTTACCAAATGCATTCACACCGAATGGGGACGGCATCAACGATACCTGGCACCCTTTCCCAATAGATAAGAAAATACAATTCACCATATATGATCGATGGGGAACAGAACTCTTCCAGGGCACCTCCTGGGACGGCTCCTTCCGCAACTTCAAAGTACAGGGCATAGTAGCATACAGGCTGGAGTACGAAGGAGAGGTTCTATCTGGTACCATATCAATTCTATAATTTATTTTTTCACCATAAATATATTACACATGAAGTATCTAATTTTTACAATCATCACATTACTTGGCACAGTCGCATCAGCACAGAACGAAATCGAGACACAAGTAAACCTTGGATTAAAGAAGTCTCAATCAATACTGAGATATGGACTTGGAGACGTACTCCTGGTCGGGCCATTACTTGGAGGCATATCCGAGGTGGCATACGATGCACAGAATACGGTAAACGATATCCCCCTGGTCAACGTAAACTTTGCCGACAAAGTGGTCGGAGTAATAGAGAAGGAGAGAGTTGCAGAGATTCAAAACATATACCTATCTGGAGAGCTGGCCATAAAGACATCTGGAATACGATTGGCAGCATCGATATCTCTAGGATCCTCCTCAATGTCGCTGGCTTCTTTCGAATCAATCCAGTCTGTACATGTAAGCCCAGGCATTGTCAAACTGATAGGAATTGACTTTACTCCCTTAGAAATCAACCGAGACCTCGAGTTTGTATGGTATGACGCCATTGAAATAGGATATATGAACAGGATCAACTGGGAATCGATAATGCTTGGACAGAATATGAACCAGACCTTCAGTATAAGATTGAACGCTCCTTTCAAGAAGTATTCTACTAAGCACAGGAAGTATAAAGAATACAGACTATTTGTAGAGCAGTTCCTGGTACCAAGCAAAGGAGTAAAGTCGATCGGAACATACCAGGCTGGACTATCAATACAAATCAAATAATTGTATCAATACAATTACCGAAACTCAATGATAGCAAGCATAGTTAAAGAAAAATTGTATCAATACAAGTAAAATAATTTCACAACATAAAATCTAAAAGAGATGAGACATTTAATTCTAATTTTTGCAATACTAATCGGCACCCTATTGAACGCTCAAGATGATAATATCTACGATATATCACACATCGCAGTAAAGGACCGAGCGCAGCACTTCAAAGTCGATGCCGATATCCTCCAGGCAGTGATCGTGGCTTATATGGAGCCCGACTCAGTAGGATACCAGCTCATCACCGAGAAAGGTATGACGCAGAGGGGCAGCGTTTGGGAAATAGTACATAGGACGGCAAAGTATATGGCTATCCAAATGAAAACCAAGAGGAACTGCACCAATAACATCGCATGCTGGAAGCACACCTTCTTCAGCTTCATAGATATCATCCCTGAGCATCCAGGAATAGATGTGACAACGGAGCTGCACGATACTGGTAAAGGATACTTCAAAGAGGTGAAGGTCCAGCCAGAGCCCGAAATAATAATTAATATCGAGGATCCTATCAGCCTGACATGTGATAAGGATGACACGAGCTCTCTATGCCAATGGATGAAGGAACAGAGTGCTAAAGCCAGCGTTGATCAAATGAGGACTGAGAATTTAGAATGGCAGCAAAGCTTGAATGACCTGGAGTACGACTGGAAGAGGCTTGTAATAGAGATAGGTGATATCATATCCAGTCCCCTCCAGGATATTGACCAATATGACCCCAATACGATGGTTGAGGCCTTATATCGGCAGATGGGGCAGCTAGAGAGCCAGACGATCAAGGTAATGGAGAAAAGAAATCAGTTTAATTAAATAAACTATTGTATATATGGAATAGTTAATGTATATTTGAAAAAAGGTAATTATGGCTTCAAAAGCAGAAATATTCACAGACGGCTTCCATATCACATCAACAAATAGTGGTCTGGTTTGGCTGAAAAAGAAATTCCACGCATCAAACTTTTTTCAAACATCTGAAGATCAACTGGCATTTACTGTACCAGGCAAAAAGCTCTTGGATAGTTTTCCAGAGGTGTTCACTAGGATGAATGAACGACTATACTATTTCGAATTACAAAGGCTGAGAGGCAATTTATAATTTAAGATCATAGGTACCATGTCCGAGTGGCTAGGAGTTGGTTTGCAAAACCAATCACATCGGTTCGAATCCGATTGGTATCTCGGTTAGACTCTAGTTTTTTGTTGGCAGGATCGCCATACCTTCTCAAGGTCATTGGTGGTCCTGTTTTTTTAAAAGTAAACAATTATGAAACGATACATTTACAGGCGAAGAGATAAGTGGCTGTCAGAGGAAGGCATAGTAAAGTACTCGAACAAGATGGGACGTAAAGGCTGGAGAGTAGTTGGTATCCTCGCCAGTGGTGGTTATGTAAAGGGCAAGAGGCTCACTACACTGTACTTTGAAAAAAGAATCAAATCATGAGTGATGCTAGAAAAATAATAACTATCCATGAAAAACCATCAATACCAACAAAGGAGTATGATTGGTCGGCTTCAAGAGAAGATTATGAATTGGGTGATCATACTGGATTTGGTAGAACAGAGCAAGATGCAATTGACCATTTAAAAGAATTAGAATCATGAGCAAGACTAAACCAATACTATTCAAGACGGACATGGTGGAAGCTATCCTCAACGGGACCAAGACTCAAACTAGAAGGCTTGTAAAAGATAAGAGTACAAAAGCAAAGTTTGCTCCAGGCGACTTTATGTGGGTAAGAGAGACCTGGCAATAAGTAGATTCATATAAGACTGGAAAGAAGGAGTATATTTTTAAAACTGATTATCCAGACCCCACAGGATACATTGAGGACTGGCAGGGCTGGAAGCCATCTATCTTCATGCCCAAGGATGCCTGCAGGTTATTTTTAAAGGTCACCAACGTATACAAGCAGGAGCTTGGCGAAATGACTCAAGAGCAGGCAATAGCTGAAGGCATAGAGGTGTTTTCTGATGGAAGATATAAGGATTACTTAATGGATAAGAACTATCCAACTCATGGGCACAACTTCCCACTACATTCTTTCAAGAGCCTATGGATGATGATCAACTATGACTGGAGCGACCTGGACGAGGTTTGGGTATATGAATTTGAAATAGCAGAGCGTCCAGATAACTTCTTAAATACAACCAATGGCAAAGGATAGCAAAATACAATGGACTGATCACACTGTAAACCTATGGTGGGGATGCAGCAAAGTACATACTGGTTGCAAGAACTGCTATGCAGAAAGTCTATCTAATAGATTCGGCAACGATATTTGGGGTGAGAAAAAAGGTCGCAAGCGTATCAAATCGGCATTCAACGACCTCGCGAAGTATCAGGCTCAAGCCCAAGACGAAGGAAAGAAGTACAAAATATTTGTTGGCAGTATGATGGATATAGTGGAAGAGAACAAACCTCTCAACAATCCAATAATTGATTACGCTACAATCAGCGACTTAAGAATTAGACTATTTACTGAAATAGAGCTTGGATACTATCCAGACTTAATATTTCTATTCCTTACCAAGAGACCAGAACGCATTGAAGTATCAGTTCCAAAGATACTGCATTACTTCCCCAACGTATGGTTTGGCACTTCTATCAGCAATGCCGAGACTGTATCGTATGGACGTATCCTCCAGCAAGCAAAAGTTCGAAACAAGTTCCTATCAATAGAGCCCCATGTAGGAAGGATCAAGCACGATGACATTGGTGGCCTTCTGCATGGCATAGACTGGGTAATACAAGGAGGAGAGAGTGGACCAGGAAAGCGTCCCTTCGATATTGCCTGGGCACATGAGATGAGGGAGATATGCAGGCTATATAAAACGCCATACTTCTTCAAGCAGATAGACAAGGTCCAAGACAAGGATCCTAAACACGAAGCATTATTTAAAAGAGAATTCCCAATATTTTAACTATGGACAAACCAAACCCAAAGCGACAATTCGAAAAAGGGCAGAGAGTAGTTGCCCTCCAGGATATGCCAGAAATAAAAAAAGGCGAGATCTATCCAGTCATCGATACTTTCATGTGCTGTGAGCAATCTATTGATGTCGGACTAATACTACCTGAAGGAGTAGTCAAGATATACTGCACCGAATGCAGGGACACGCTCCCACTATCCTCTTACTGGAGAAAGTCGCAGTACTTCGCTCCAGTCACCGAAGTAGACGAATTTATACTGGAAGCAATGGATATCGTTCCTGAGCATATTTATATCAAGCCTAAAGAGCGCAAACCAGAGCTAGTATGATCAAGACAGCATACATGATCCCCATAAGAGATATTGCAACCTGGGAAGAGAAGGATGGCGAAATTATATCAATAGTTTACTGGGACGATATCCTTCCTGACTGGCTTCTTGATGAACCAGACAATAGAATGACCATTGAAAAGATTAAATTATAAAAATTAAGTTTTATGGCAGTATACGTTGATAATATGGAAGCAAAATTCGGAAGAATGATTATGTGTCACATGGCAGCCGATACATCTGATGAGTTATTTGAAATGGCAGATAAGATCGGAGTTGCAAGGAAATGGGTGCAAGATATAGGTTCTGCAAAGGAGCATTTTGATATCTCGAAAAGTAAGAAAAAGCTGGCAATCCAACATGGAGCAATTCAAGTAAGCATGAAGGAGCTAGTTGCAAGATCAATCAAGAAAGCCGATTCTTATGAGGCATGGCTAAAAGAAAAATAAATGAATCCCAACTTACCACAGCCGATGACACCTCCGCCACCACCACCGAGGAGATTAAAAGATAGCCTCGAAGATTTACGATCTGCCAGGAGCCACATGATAAGTCTTATGTTTAATGAAATAATCAACTCAGAGAAGCATAATTTGATTGTTCAGCAATTGGTTGTAATAGAAAGAGAGATGAAGGCCTTGGAGGATTATATAGCCAGCAAGAAGATCCCAAAGGTAAAGCACGTCAATATCCCTGTAATAGACTCACCAGCATACAAACGATGGCTCTGGTTCTACAATACCAAGTATGCAATCATCGATACACCTAAAGTAGTCAAGTTTATGGTAGAACTCTCGCTGTATAGCCTGGTTGAGGCTCTCCAGGAGATAGCCAATCCAGAAGGCACAAGTGATACTGGAGCTAAATAATTCAATATGAGAATCAAATTTTTAATATCAGGTCAAGAAGAAGTCTTCCAGGAAAGAGAGAATTGTTTATTTGTACCAAGAATGGAAGATCTTGTATATATCGAACACGATACGTACAAAATAATCAGAATCGTGCACTTTATGGAAGAGCAGTATTGTACAATAACTATTGAAAAAGTATGAATAACTGGATATACGTAAGTTCTGGCAACCTCCCCTTAGATGAAGATATAGTCCAGATACTATACAGTGACAATACTGTATCTGGAGGGGAATGGGGACCATGTGGAGAATTGGGAATTGTAATGTGGTATGATTGCTTTGAGGAATGTGATGCCAGGAATGATGATGAGAAGAGAGTTGTTGCTTGGCAACCTATGGCAAAACCCCCGAAAGTCCTCCTCGGAAACTCTGAAAATAAATGATAAAATATAGAAAAATATGGCAAGCAGGCGATCAGGCAATTTAGTGATTACAAAGGTAGGCAAGAAGGGGCTGGTATATAACGATGAGTCCCCTATTAATGGGAAACACAGAGTATATGTGGTAAATTCAGAGATGGTCCAGAGTGGAGAGAAGTTGTTGGTTTCGGCAGATAACTTAAAAGTTATTGGATTTATTGATTAACTATTGCATATATACAATACTTAATGTATTATTGTATTGAAAGAACAATTTGATATGAGGGCGGTTTCAGGTGTGGGATCGCCTTCTTTTTTCGAACAATTAAAAAGGTAACATGATATACTTCTCAGTCGGTGAGGTGATCACCATCGTAGTAATAGTTACTTGTGTAGTACTTCTCCTGATACTCTATATCGCTGGAAGTATAAAGCACTGGTTCAACAAACGAATCCTCAAGAAGAAGCTATTTTATTATAACTGGATCCCTGGTCATGGCAATGGTCGCGAAGAGTGGCACTGGTTTGAAACCTTAGAGGAAGCAGAGGAGTATAATGAAGAGCTCCGAGCCGACATTGTAAGGGAGGAGTTCAATTACTAAATATGGTAAAAATAGGAATAAGAGCGAAAATCAAATCAACAGGTGAATTCGTAGACGAAACAATTATCTGTGACGACAAAATATACAAGTTAGATAATGATTCTTTATACGGATTTGTGAGCGACTATTTAGATACCCAACATGGAGATATTTTTAAATGGTTTCGCTTTTGGACATTGTAAATCAACAAATAAGTAATATGCAAAAGGAAGTTTTTATAGTACAGGCTCCAGATGATAGCGTCTGGTCTGTTCACTACAAAGAAGATGTCGCTAAAAAGGAAAGCGACCGAATGAACAAAGAGTTCTCTGGATACCAGGTCAAGCCATACGATATCGAAGGCATAGAACCTCCCAAGCCAATCAATGCCGAGAACCTAAAGGCTGCAGGCATCAATAACAGCCCTGGATATAGACATGGCAGATACGACACAGATGTATACAAGGTCGGCAACGTAAAGGTAGAACTGGATTACTTGCACGTGGATCCAAAGAATAAGCTTCAGAGCTTTAGTCCCCAGGTCGGGGAGATGAGCTTCGAAGGAGTAACTACTATGCGAGGACTCATGAATCTAATCGCTTATACTGGCGACATCAAATAATTATAAATCAACAATTAAAATAATAGAACAATGCAAAAAACATTGATTTTTAAATCGTATGCTGAATTTCTAAAAAGAGAAGATAAATCTATCAATGGTGTATCAAAATCATTTAGCGAAAAACGTTCAGACTATAAGCAAGATAATTCAACAAATAATGGTTGTTGGAATTGCCGGTCTTGCAGCTATTGCAGCGATTGCAGCTATTGCAGCGATTGCAGCGATTGCCGCAATTGCCGGTCTTGCAGCTATTGCAGCGATTGCAGCTATTGCAGCGATTGCAGCGATTGCAGCGATTGCCGCGATTGCAGCGATTGCAGCTATTGCAGCTATTGCAGCTATTGCCGCTCTTGCAGCTATTGCAGCTCTTGCAGCTATTGCAGCGATTGCAGCTATTGCA